TCAACTAGACCAGGTGGAAGAAACGGTCGTATATTTGAAATAACTGAACGTGTTGATGAAATGGGCGGGGAAAATAATCAGCTCATGGGCCACTACGTTTGGATGATAAAGGCGAAACGCTTTGACTACAACTTTGAATTGGATGCTCCAAGAGAAGCTCTTAGTGATCAAGTATATGATAATAAAGTTGAAGGTCAGGTTAATAACTTACCTAAGGTCTTAGAAACTAAAGAATATACTCAATTTGTTGATAAGGATTCAGCTGAAGTATTTAACTATAAAGAAAACACTCAAGCTAATACAAATGTATACGGAGATTATGATGAAAATGCTATTTGGGTTAATTATGTTGGGGTTGCAGGAGTGAGTGGTCAAACTACCGGTGCTCTTGGGGCATCCGCAGCCGCATATGTTGTCGTGCAGAGTCCCAATAATTAATATGGTGCCCCATAAGTAATTAAACGCGCAATGGCCGACCCCACTCTTATATTTCCTCACGAGTTACCTCGTATAACCACATTAAGTGCAAACGACTTAATTTTCGTTGAGCATAATAACGGCAACGGCTCCTACACTTCTTATTCTACAGCTGTATCAGCTTTTTCTGCTTCTGCTTCAGGCTACTCAGGAGCATCAGGTTATTCCGGTGCTAGTGGTTACTCAGGCTATAGTGGTTTAAATGGCGGTGCAACAGCTTCCGGGTTTTCAGGCTTTTCCGGTAATTCAGGTGTGTCTGGTTATTCTGGTGCTAGTGGTTATAGTGGCTCAGGAATTTCTGGGTTCTCAGGTATTTCAGGTTACTCCGGCAACAGTACTTCCGGGTTTAGCGGCATTAGCGGCTACTCTGGAAATTCCGGGTTTAGCGGTATATCTGGTTTTAGCGGTATTTCCGGTTATAGTGGCACTAGTGGGTATTCAGGCTATTCCGGCACTAGTGGCTATAGTGGTATTTCTGGCTATTCAGGTTTTTCCGGTACCTCCGGCTATTCTGGTACTAGTGGCTTCAGTGGTGTTTCTGGTTACTCTGGTTACTCAGGTGTTTCGGGTTCTGCAGCCGCATCAGGTTTTTCAGGTTTATCAGGCTACTCTGGCATTAGCGGGTTTTCTGGTTACTCTGGACAATCTGGTTTTAGCGGGTCAGGTGTAAGCGGTTATTCTGGTACTTCTGGCTTTTCAGGCTATAGCGGTAACGGAGCCACTGCTGCATCCGGTTTTTCAGGCTTTAGCGGTTACAGTGGACAATCTGGTTTCAGCGGTTTATCAGGTTGGTCTGGTTACTCGGGCTTTAGCGGTTATTCTGGACAATCTGGCTTTAGTGGCATAGGTACATCAGGTTATTCCGGTGAAGTGGGTACTTCTGGCTTCTCTGGTTTTAGTGGAGCAAGCACTTCAGGTTTTTCTGGTCAATCCGGCTTTAGCGGTATATCAGGTTGGTCTGGTCAATCCGGTCAATCAGGCTTCAGTGGCAGTTTAGGTATATCAGGGTTTTCTGGTTATTCAGGTCAAATCGGTCAATCCGGTTTTAGTGGAGAATCAGGCTATAGCGGATATTCAGGTTACTCTGGTTTTTCTGGTCAGTCCGGCTTTAGCGGTACATCCGGTTGGTCTGGTTATTCTGGTCAAAGTGGTTATTCAGGTCAATCCGGTTTTAGTGGTGTAGGTACATCAGGCTATTCTGGTGAGTCTGGCTATAGTGGTATTTCTGGCTTTAGTGGTGAAAACGTTTCCGGTTATTCTGGTTACAGTGGTCAATCTGGCTTTAGCGGTACAGGGCCTAGCGGCTTTTCCGGTCAGTCCGGGTTTAGTGGTACAAGCGGCTGGTCAGGCTATAGTGGCTACTCCGGAGAGTCTGGCTATAGTGGAGAAAGCGGCTATAGTGGTCACAGCGGTCTTTCTGGCTTTAGCGGTATTTCTGGTTACTCCGGATCCGGTGTTTCTGGTTATTCTGGTTTTAGTGGCTATTCTGGGCAATCAGGCTTTAGTGGAGAATCAGGTTATTCAGGTGAGTCTGGCTATAGCGGTATTAGCGGCTTTAGTGGTATAAGTGGTTGGTCTGGATTAAGTGGCTGGTCAGGCTATAGTGGCTATAGCGGGCAATCTGGTTTTAGTGGCTTGTCTGGTACATCAGGCTATTCCGGTACATCTGGCTATTCAGGGGAATCTGGTTACAGTGGTGTTTCCGGTTGGTCTGGCTACAGCGGTGAATCTGGTTTTAGTGGGCTATCAGGTTATTCCGGAGATTCTGGTTTATCAGGTTGGTCTGGTATTAGCGGTTATTCCGGTTTTAGCGGACAATCTGGCTTTAGTGGTTGGTCCGGCGCTTCAGGTTATTCTGGCTTTAGCGGTGTCGGTGGTCAAGTTGCTTCTTCTGGTTTTTCAGGTTACTCAGGGGAATCAGGTTATTCTGGTTTATCTGGTTATAGTGGTTATTCTGGTAGCGGTGTATCAGGTTGGTCTGGTTATTCTGGTCAATCCGGCTTTAGTGGTACCTCTGGTTATAGTGGCTATAGTGGTACTAGTGGCTTTAGCGGAGAAAGCGGCTTCTCTGGTTATTCTGGGGAATCTGGCTTTAGTGGTATTTCTGGTTATTCAGGCATCTCTGGCTTTAGCGGAGATTCAGGCATATCAGGTTATAGCGGCTACTCTGGTCAATCTGGCTTTAGCGGTTCATCTGGTTGGTCTGGATTTTCAGGCATAAGCGGTTTTTCTGGAGAATCTGGCTATAGCGGTATATCTGGTTTTAGCGGCATAAGCGGCTATTCTGGTATCTCTGGTTGGTCTGGGGAATCAGGTTATTCCGGTTATAGTGGGTCTGGTTATTCAGGCTACTCGGGTATATCCGGCTTTAGTGGTATTTCTGGCTATTCAGGCATCTCAGGATTTAGCGGCATATCCGGCTGGTCTGGTTATTCTGGTATATCTGGCGAATCTGGCTTTAGCGGTATAAGCGGTTTTAGCGGCATAAGCGGTTGGTCAGGCTATAGTGGTATATCTGGCTTTAGCGGTATATCAGGCTATTCTGGTATCTCTGGTGAATCTGGCTTTAGCGGTATATCTGGCTACTCAGGCATTTCTGGTTGGTCAGCATATTCAGGTTACTCTGGTATATCAGGCTATTCAGGCTATTCAGGCATTTCCGGCTTTAGCGGCATATCTGGCTTCAGCGGCATATCTGGCTTTAGTGGTATAAGCGGTTGGTCCGGGTATTCAGGCATATCTGGCGAATCTGGATTTAGCGGCATATCAGGCTTTAGCGGAATTAGCGGATGGTCTGGTTATTCAGGCTATTCTGGTATATCGGGTTACTCTGGTATATCTGGTTTTAGTGGTATATCTGGCGAATCTGGCTTCAGCGGCATATCTGGCTTTAGTGGTATAAGCGGTTGGTCCGGGTATTCAGGCATTTCTGGCTTTAGCGGCATAAGCGGCTGGTCCGGTTATTCTGGTATAAGTGGCTATAGTGGTATATCTGGTTACTCAGGCATTTCTGGCTTTAGCGGTATATCTGGTTACTCAGGCATTTCTGGCTTTAGCGGTTCTGGCGTCTCAGGGTGGTCTGGTTATTCCGGTGCACCTGCAGTAGGGGTAACCTACTATTATTCTAATAGCGCATCTGATATCGGTGGGTATGAATTATTAGATGTCGCACCTGATAATGATTCAGAAACATCTTATACAGTAACTGTGAATCAGGCTGGTGGTAGAGTAATGTTCGTTGAACAAATTACTGAAATAGGTGAACCAGGAGCTACTGTAATACCAGTCGGTACTTGGCAGTGGAATACCTATTTTACTAACACCGACTCTACTAATGGTACATCATTAGTGTTTGGTATTTTCACTCGTGCATCTAACGGTACTGAAACTTTACTCTTTTCAGCAACAAGCGCGCCATTAACTCAAACAGCAAGCCCAATACTTCAGACTACCCAGTTTACAATCGCTACCCCGATCAATACTGAAATAACTGATCGTTTAGTTATAAGAGTTTATGCTCAAACCACTAACGCGTCAAATGTAACTGCTGAATTATATTATGAGGGCTCGGCGCATTATTCTAACATCTCAACCGGTATATATCGTGGCGCTGTTGGTACGTCTGGTACTTCAGGTTATTCAGGTAAATCTGGTTATTCAGGCATATCTGGTTATTCAGGCATATCTGGGGAATCAGGCTTTAGCGGTATTTCAGGCTTTAGCGGTATATCAGGCTTCAGTGGTATCTCAGGTTGGTCTGGCTATTCAGGTATAAGCGGCTTCTCCGGCATCTCAGGGTGGTCTGGCTTTAGCGGTGCCGGTGGTCAATCTGCTTCTTCTGGTTTTTCAGGTTACTCAGGCATTTCTGGCTTCAGTGGTATATCTGGTGAATCTGGCTTTAGCGGTATTAGCGGCTGGTCCGGCTATTCAGGCTACTCTGGTATTTCAGGTTACTCAGGCATTTCAGGCTTCAGCGGTATCTCTGGTTGGTCTGGTTATTCAGGCTACTCTGGTATATCGGGTTACTCAGGCATATCTGGCGAGTCTGGCTTTTCTGGTATAAGCGGCTTTAGCGGTATATCTGGCTTTAGCGGTATCTCAGGCTGGTCTGGTTATTCCGGTATATCTGGCTGGTCTGGTTATTCTGGTATAAGCGGCTTTAGCGGCATCAGCGGTTGGTCTGGTTATTCAGGTTACTCAGGCATTTCTGGTTATTCAGGCATTTCTGGTTACTCTGGTATCTCTGGCGAATCTGGCTTTAGCGGCATATCTGGCTTCAGCGGCATCTCAGGATGGTCTGGCTATTCCGGCATATCGGGCTTTAGTGGTATATCAGGCTATAGTGGCATTTCAGGTTACTCTGGTATCTCTGGCGAATCTGGCTTTAGCGGTATATCTGGTTACTCTGGTTATAGTGGCGAATCTGGCTACTCTGGTTCCGGTATCTCTGGTTGGTCTGGCTTTAGTGGTTATTCTGGTCAATCCGGTTTTAGTGGTATTTCAGGTTGGTCTGGAGAATCTGGTATAAGCGGCTTCAGCGGAGAATCTGGTTATTCAGGTATCTCTGGCTGGTCCGGTTACAGTGGTATTTCTGGTTATAGTGGTATTTCCGGTTACTCAGGTATCTCTGGTTGGTCTGGAGAATCAGGCTTTAGCGGACAATCCGGATTCAGCGGTTGGTCTGGAGAGTCTGGTTTTAGTGGTATATCAGGCTATTCTGGTTTATCTGGTTACAGCGGTATTTCAGGTTACTCTGGTATATCAGGCTGGTCCGGCTATTCTGGGGAATCTGGTATTTCAGGTTATTCTGGGGAATCTGGTTATTCTGGTTATTCTGGTTATTCTGGCTTATCAGGCTGGTCTGGGGAATCTGGTTATTCAGGTATAAGCGGCTTTAGCGGTATATCAGGTTATTCCGGTATATCTGGTTATAGTGGTTACTCTGGTATTTCCGGTTGGTCTGGTTATAGCGGCTTTTCTGGTATTTCAGGCTGGTCCGGTTATAGCGGCTTTAGCGGACAGTCCGGCTTTAGCGGTGATTCAGGTATTTCAGGCTATTCGGGTATAAGCGGTTACTCCGGTCAATCTGGCTTTAGCGGTATATCAGGCTGGTCAGGAGAATCCGGTTACAGTGGCTACTCTGGAGAATCTGGTTTCTCAGGACAATCTGGCTTTAGTGGTATATCTGGTTACTCTGGTTATTCTGGTATAAGCGGCTTTAGCGGTATATCAGGTTATTCAGGTATTTCAGGCTGGTCTGGCTACAGCGGGGAATCCGGCTTTAGTGGCTACTCAGGAGAATCTGGCTTTAGCGGCTACAGCGGTATAAGCGGTTACTCTGGTATCTCAGGTTATTCTGGTATTATAGGCGAATCAGGTTATTCCGGTATAAGCGGTTATTCAGGTATTATAGGCGAATCTGGTTATTCTGGTATAAGTGGCTTTAGCGGTATATCAGGTTGGTCTGGGTACTCTGGTATATCTGGTTATAGCGGTGTTTCCGGCTTCAGCGGCTATTCTGGTATATCTGGTTATAGTGGCTATTCTGGTATAAGCGGCTTTAGCGGATTATCCGGCTTTAGCGGTGAATCTGGTTATTCAGGTTATTCCGGTATAAGTGGTTTCAGCGGCACATCAGGCTGGTCTGGCGAATCTGGTTACTCCGGCTACTCAGGTATAAGTGGCTATAGTGGTATATCAGGCTACTCTGGAGAATCTGGCATTAGCGGCTACAGCGGTTATTCCGGCATTAGTGGCTTTAGTGGTATTTCCGGCTGGTCTGGCTTTTCAGGTATATCAGGCTTCAGTGGTATAAGCGGCTTTAGCGGAGAGTCTGGCTACAGTGGTACTTCAGGTTACAGTGGCGAATCCGGTTATAGCGGTGAATCTGGTTATTCAGGTATAAGCGGCTTTAGCGGTATATCAGGTTATTCCGGGTACTCTGGCATTAGTGGCTACTCTGGCTTAAGCGGCTTCAGCGGTGAATCCGGCTACTCTGGCTGGTCTGGTATTAGCGGTTACTCTGGTATTTCTGGTTCAGCAGCTGCTTCCGGTTACTCTGGTTATTCTGGTGAATCTGGTTACTCGGGTATAAGTGGTTACAGCGGTATATCTGGTTACTCTGGCTATAGCGGGGAATCTGGTTACTCAGGTCAATCAGGCTATAGTGGTATTTCAGGTTACTCAGGTGTATCAGGCGCCGCCGCAGCTTCTGGTTATTCTGGTTATAGCGGTTATTCTGGTATAAGCGGATATTCAGGTATAAGCGGCTTTAGCGGCATTTCAGGTTGGTCTGGCTATAGCGGCGAATCTGGCTACAGTGGTATATCTGGTTATTCCGGTTATAGCGGTGAATCCGGTTACAGCGGTATTGGTATATCTGGTTATAGTGGTTTATCTGGCTTTTCCGGTGCTACTGGTATAGCTGGTGCTGAAACTATAATATACGCAAACTCTTTCGTAGCAGGTAATGTTATTAAGAAAACTAGTGGTGGATATGCCCTTGCACAAGCTGATACAGCTGCAAATGCTGAAGCTATAGGTGTTATACAATCTGCTAATGCAAGTCAGTTTGATGTTGTCTATGTCGGGGCTATTACCGGTTTAAGTAATTTAATAGACGGAGAAGTCTATTTCTTATCTAACACTGTTGCAGGTTCTGCAACATCTGTCGAACCTATTACTCTCGGTTCTGTATCTAAACCAGTATTTGTTGCAACAGGTACTTCCACGGCAGTTGTACTTAACATGCGCGGTATATTAAACGGTTCCCAAACTAATACGTTTAATGTTTCTGTACCGGCTACATCCGCTTCTGCAGGCGCTGCTGGTTATTGGGCTGTAGACAGTAGTTATTTTTACGTATATGATAACACTACAAGTGCATGGCGTAGAGCCCCAATTTTAGCATTTTAATTTAACATATGGCTTTTAACGACATAATTTTAGTACAAGAAACTACCCCAGGGTTTATAGGACGTACTATTACCCCTTCAGCTAGCGGGTTGCTAGGTTTTAATAGCCTTGGACAACCGGTAGCTTATACCTCTGAGCAAGTTTCACAAAGTTTTTCTGGATATAGTGGTTATTCTGGTGTATCCGGTTATTCTGGTATTTCTGGCTTTAGTGGTATATCCGGTTATAGTGGTAATAGTACTTCTGGCTTTAGCGGTATATCTGGGTATAGCGGTATTAGTGGTTACAGCGGCCCAGGCGCCAATCAAACCTTAAATACAACCAGTAGTGTTACGTTTGCTACTGTAAGCGCGACTAATTTTACCGGTAGTTTATCAGCAGCAACCGGTTTACGTTTAGTTGGCGGTACCACAGGTACATTATCAGTAAGCAGCGGCGGTACCGGTTTAACTTCAGGAACATCCGGAGGTATAACGTTTTTCTCAGGAACCTCTACTGTTGCTTCAACATCAGCTCTTTCTCCAGGAAATGTTTTAATTGGTGGAGGTGCTGGTAATGGGCCTGCTACAACAACATTAATGACTCTTGTATCTGCAGTTACTGTTGGCAATTATCTTAGAGCAGTAGGGTTTGCTGATACGGTTACCGCTCTTGGCAATACCGGTACCGCGATTAATATTGATGTTACTAGTGGTGGGGTATTTACTGCTACGTTAAACGGCAATTGTACTTTTACTTTACGTTATCCGGTAGCTACCGGGGCATCTTCGTTTACTTTAGTTCTTACTAATGATGCAACCCCGAACCGTACTGTTGCATGGGCTGGAGGCACATTCCGGTTCCCAGGTGGTGCTGCTGCATTAACTCGTACTACAGCTGCAAATGGCGTAGATGTTTGGGTATTTTTTACACCTAACGGGGGTACCACGTGGTATGGAAATATAGCTATGGCGAACTTAGCAGCTTGATAATATTGTAACTATAATAAGTATTTTTAAAAGTTTACCATGAGTACTACATTAACTGAACAACAACAAATGCAACTTGATCTCGAAGCTGCTCGCCACGCAAATCAATTAGCCCTTGAAGCTAAAAGAGCTAAGTTAGAAGCTGTCCGTCTTGCTAAAGAAGTTTTAATTGAAAACGCTCGTAGTAAGCCAGTCGGCGAACATGAAGTTACCGCTGCTGCTATTACTAGCTTCGCACAGACTCTCACGGAATATGTGGAGGGGTAATGGAAGGGTTCGCCTATTTCCCGGCGATCATTTACCGCGATGAACGTCCCGATTTGGTGGGGAAAGTGTTGGGCGCGTGCCTCAGGCGCTTGGAAGAAGTCCGTCAACCCGAACGTACTTTCAACCAAACCGTCTACCTCGGGCAAGACCCAGCCTTGCGGGAAGTGTCAGACTACCTGCTCGTATCCTCGGTCGGGTTCCTCAAGGACCAAGGGTACAACGTTGAAAAATACGACTTTCACCTGTCAGGACTTTGGGCGCAAGAATTAAGCCGCGGCGCCGGTACTGACGTACATCTTCACCGTAACTCACAAGTATGCGGTTGGTTTTTTCTAGAAACCCCGCAAGGGGGTTCGTTTCCTATCTATCACGACACACGCGCTAACAAAGCAATGATCGAATTAGATTTCGTACAAGGAGACGAGATTAGCAATGCTACTCGCTCTGTTTATTTTAACAACGTGCAACCAGGAACAGTAATGTTTGGTAATTCTTGGATGCATCATCAACTATCACCTAACCAAACAGAAACACCTACCCGGTGTATACATTTTATTATATCACATAAGGATCGACCATGCAGCACATGTTAATTCCATACGCCGCCTCCATTGAGCCGTTCGCTTGGTGGGAAGGTGCATTTAATGAAAAAGAACTAAACTGGTTACAAGAACAAGCCGCAAATGCTCGTGACCAAGGACAAATCGGTGGAGCAACCGATGAAGAATCTCTTCGTCGAGTTCGGCGCTCAAATGTTTCTTGGTTGGGTAAAAATCAAGACACAGCGTGGATATTTGAAAAATTAGCCCACGTAGCGTCTTCGCTTAATGCTCAGCATTTTCGTTTTGACTTAACCGGTTTCGGTGAACAACTACAGCTTACTAATTACGATGGGTCAGATGCTGGTACCTATGGTTGGCATCAAGACTATAATGGTAAGATTAGCCGTAAATTAAGTCTAGTTGTACAACTTACTGACCCAAGTGAATATGAGGGTGGTAACTTACAGATTCTAACTGGAGGTCAACCAGTTAATGTTCGTAAACAACGCGGTCTTATTGCCGCATTTCCATCATACGTCCTCCACCAAGTAACCCCAGTAACGAGTGGAAGCCGTCAATCTCTCGTTAGCTGGGTATCAGGACCTGCTTTCCGATGAACGCTGAATATAAAGATTTTATAGGGCTTTACCATAATTTATATCCAGATGGCTATTGTCGTCATTTAATTACGGAGTTTGAACGTTTAGTAAACTCCGGGGCGGGTAGTAACCGCCAACAAAGTGAAGGAGCTGCTAAACACCGTAAAAACGACATGCAGCTCGGTTTGAATTTCGGTGTGCATAATGTTGCTGCATTTAATGGACGTAACCCGGAAGGTTTGTTCTTCGAAGGGCTCCAGAAGTGCTACGATGCATACGCCGAACAGTATTCAATTCTTAAAAATGATAAGATTACTGGTACTGCAATGAAAATGCAACGTACTGATCCGGGTGGTGGTTATCATGTCTGGCACAGTGAGCAAGGTAATGGTCCTCATTCAGCTCGAGTATTAGCTTATATGGTGTATCTTAACACTTTAGAGCCTGAAGAAGCTGGAGAAACAGAGTTTCTCTATCAACAATGTCGTATTAAACCACAAGAAAATTTAATGCTTATTTGGCCTGCAGCTTTTACTCATGCTCACCGTGGTAATACAGTATTCGGTAACCGTAGCAAGTATATTGTAACCGGATGGTTCTATTATGAATAATTAAATCATATACTATTTAATAAATATAGTATATGCCTGCAGGTACTCCTAAAATAAATTTATTCGGTGGTAAGAAAATAACCCCGGGAGGATCTCAGACTTTTAATGCGTCTGGAACTTTTACTACCGGTACTAATGTTACTAAAGTAAATTTTAACGCCCGTGGTGGTTCAGGTAACTCGGGTAATTCAGGTAACCCGGGTATCGTAGGTGCAGGCGGTTACGGCGGCGGCGGTGGATTTACTGCTTTGAGTCAATGGAGTTGTAATAATGGCTATACTTATTGTTTCAATTCAATTAGGAATGGAGGACAATATGGATACAATAATAGCCTCAACGCCTCGTCGAGTGGAAATCCCGGAAACCCAGGCAATACAGGGGTTACAACTTCTGCATTTAATTATAATTATGCTGGAGGTAACAGTGGCACTGGAGGAAATGGTGGAACCGGTAATCCAGCAGGTACTCCAGGAAACCCGGGAAATCCTGCAGTTGTATATTCAGGTGGCCCTTGTGATTCTACGAAAAGTATGGCGTATGGAGGAAACGCCGCTTGTGGTGGTGGTTACGGAGGCTGGGGTGGAGGGGCGAATTGTTGTGGAGCCACGTGGCGTGGTGGTGGAGGAGGTGGGGGTGCTGGTACGACAAATCCTGGCACTGATGGCACATGGGGCGGTAATGTTGGTAATATAAATATCCCCTCACCGGTAGCCCCAGGTGGTAATAGTTCTGGTGCACCCAATGGTGGTCCGGGAGGGGCTGGTGGTTGGATTAATGGTCCATCCGGTGGTATAGGCTTAGCAGGTGGAAGTACTAGCGGCAAAGCTGGTGGTGGAGGCGGGGGAGGGGCTGGAAACTGTACTTATGCATATTCCACCTATGGAGCAGGCGGAGGCGGCGGTGGTGGTCGTGCGTCAAGTCCAAATAGTGTAAACCCGGGTAACCCTGGTAATTCGGGAAATACAGGTACAACGGGAAGCGTTAATTGTGTAGCTGTATCTAAATCAACAGGGTATCCGATTACTATTGGTTCTGGCGGTTTTGTAACAATTTCTTGGAACCCTCAATAAAATATGGGGTGGGGGTGGCGGTGGTGACTCTAACTACCCAATTACTGTAGGTTCAGGCGGTTTTGTTAACGTAACTTGGAATCCGCAATAAATAACTAAATATAATATATGCCTGCAGGTACTCCAAAAATAAATTTATTCGGCGGTAAGAAAATAACTCCGGGAGGATCTCAAACATTTAATTCATCCGGAACCTGGACTGCTCCTACCGGTGTCACTAAAGTTAATCTTAATGGTAGAGGGGGTACCGGAAATGCAGGAAATGCAGGAAATCCAGGCTCGGGTGGCGGTGGTGGAAACGGCGGTCGCGGCGGATGCACATTTTTATATCGTTGGTGTAATAGTTATAGTGTTTATTGTTATGTATCAAGTCCAAATAGTAATCTTGTATTTGGTGCTCCCGGGGGCGAAGGAGGTCTTGGTACTCCCAGCTCGGGTAACCCGGGTAGTCCGGGTAATACAGGTAATACTACAAGTGCTTTAAGCACAAATGGTGCTGGTGGAGCAGGAGGTAATGGAGGAGCCGGAGGAAATAGTACTGGATCTCAAGCACCAAATGGTAATAGTGGTGGCACTGCTATTATTTACGCACAAGGTCCAAGTCAAGGAGCGTACGGAGGATCCGGCGGAACCGGTGGTAGCCCTGGAGGGGGTAACGGGGTATGTATGGTCCCGTTCCCAGCCGCTGGTGTGGGCGGCGGTGGTGGAGGTGGCTCAGGATCCAGCAATTCGGGTAATCCCGGATCGAACGCTACGTTGAGAGCAGGAGGAAGTGGTGGAAATACCGGTGGAGGTCCCGGTGGAGACGGCGCTCGCGCGGTGCCTGCTGCGATCGCGACTAACGGCAGCTACGCGTCTCATCCTGCTGCAGGTGGTGGTGGTGGAGGCGGTGGTGCAGCGTGCGGGTATAATACATGGTGTTGTCATGCTTGTAACTACAATGCAGAAGCAGGCGGCGGAGGCGGTGGTGCTCGCAAAACTACATTAAATCCTGGCAACGCAGGCTCTCCTGGTAATCCAGGTTCATTAGGTACTAACTTTAGTGCTAATTGTAAAAGCGTAACAGCAGGAACTAACTACCCTGTTACTGTTGGATCCGGCGGTTTTGTAACAATTTCTTGGAATCCTCAATAAATTATGAATATAAATGGAAAAAAAACAACTAAAGAAGAAAAAAAACTCATAGAAGCTCACAATAAACATATGAAGCTAAAAACGTTTGAAAACAATTTAGCTGAAATGACTTGTAGAGCAAGAAGTGTTGTAATTGGCACAGCTTTTGGAGGTTGTTCAGAGGTCTCTATGCGTAGACCAGATGGCACGGTTACCTTTGCAATTCTTCAACCGGTTGAAATGGTTGAACTTATTAATCAAATGGCTGCTAATATTGGTTGTCACCTTTTATTACAACCTCGGGAAGATTTTGCAACATGGAGAGAATGGAAGCATAACCCACAAGAATTAGCTCATTTTCGTGGGGTACAACATTTACCGGGAGTAGGCCATCCACCTCATACTAAAACAATTGAAGAGGATTATTCTGCAAAACTACCTTCCCCTAATGAACAGCCAGGTATGGCTGCACCTGTTAAGCCGGTAATAGTTAAAGAACAGATAATACCGGAAAAACCTGCTAAACAACGCAAAAACAAAAAAGATCCGATTTCTGAATCTACTTCTGCAGAATAATACTAAATATAGTATATGCCTGCAGGTACCCCTAAAGTAAATTTATTCGGTGGTAAAAAACTTACCCCAGGGGGTTCTCAAACGTTTAATGCATCCGGTACTTGGACTGCTCCAACTGGAATTACAAAGGTAACTGTTAACGGTAGAGGGGGTACTGGAAATGCAGGAAATGCCGGTAATCCGGGTAATGTAGGTAAAGGTGGCAGCGGCAGCACTGGTGGTGGTGCCATATATTATCAGTGTAGATGCGGGCAACTTTGCCCTGAATATTTTACAGATGGCCGGGATGGTGGGTTTAATCCTAGTCCGAGTGGTACCCCTGGTAATACCGGTACCAATGGTAATGCAGGAAATATAACTACTGCATTTAATTATACCGGTAACGGAGGAGCCAGGGGAACCGGTGGCGCTGGTGGTAATGCAGGTAACAACGGAAATAGTGGACCAACTGGCGGCACTGGTTATACTACTTCTAACTCTCCCGGCAGTATCAATTACGGCACTGGCGGGGTTGGCGGTACTGGCGCCGGCGCTGGAGCACCTGGAAGTATAAATTACGGCGCAGGCGGTGGTGGGGGAGGGGCTGGGGCAGGAAATGATGCTAGTCCGGGGAACTGCCGGTGCGGTGGTGCGGGCGGATCTGGTGGTGGTTATTGTCCAGGCGGCCCGGGGGGTAATGGTCAGTTTTCAAATACTGGTAATGCTAATGCCGGTAGTAACGCTACTGGACGCGCTGGAGCTGGGGGCGGAGGAGCGACCGGTTTATATCAACTTTTTGGTAATCCTAACTTAATAATATGGGGTGGGGGTGGCGGTGGTGGAGGTAGAGGTGACCTCGGTAATCCAGGCGCACCTGGAAATCCAGGTAGTACGGGCAATAATTTTAGCGTAAATTGTGTTTTGTTACCGGTGGCTCTAACTACCCAATTACTATAGGTTCAGGCGGTTTTGTTAACGTAACCTGGAATCCACAGTAAATAATTGCAATACTATACGTGCAATTTAACTAAATATTAGTAATATACTATAACCGTTACTGCTTATAAACTATGAAAAAACTTTGGCAATTAAAAAACCGTATTACTGGAGAAACATTAAACGAACCACAACCTCTTCCAGCTAACTGGGGACCTATTTTCGGACTCGAAGGGGTTAAAGACCGTCTTGGGGATTTAAGTTGGCTTGGGGAAGAATATAAAGAACTTAGTTGGGTAGAATTAGAAGGTACAGCGGATACTACTACGCCAACTCCTTCTACCCCTGAAGAGCTAATATGGGATCAAGCTAAACAATTACTTGCTGATTCAGATTGGGCTATGTTGTCTGATGTACCGATGACCTCAGGGCAAAAAGCTGCTTGGATTGAATACCGACGTGCTTTACGTCAAATCCGCACACAGCCTGGGTTTCCAAATGTTACTTGGCCACGTAAGCCTGAGTGAACCGGTACGCAATAAGATTTAATAAATCTCGAGGTCAACCCGGACGAGGCACGGTTGATCATGTATGGCGTGTATTCGAAAACGGTAAAGAGTATCTATTCCGTAATTTAAATATAACGGTACCGGTAAGAAGTGAACGAGACCCTAATGGGGTAGATTACAACATATGCTGTGAAGGCTATCTAGTAATAGATCATGTTACTTCTACTGCTCACATTAAATCAAAACCAATTCAAGGAGCACAAGTTATCTAAGATTTATACTGGTAGAACTATTGCTAAGCTATAAGTAATATCGATGGGTTCATCTACATATACAGCATCTTCTGGTTTTTCTGGCATATCTGGATTTTCAGGTATTTCAGGAATATCTGGATATAGCGGTATAAGCGGATTTTCTGGTATATCTGGCTATAGCGGGGTATCAGGGTTTTCTGGATATAACGGCCCACAAGGTAGCCAAGGACCTCAAGGTAATCAAGGACCTGCAGGTACTGTAGGTACTACCGGTCCACAAGGTCCTCAAGGTACCCAAGGAGCTGCAGGAGCAGATGGAGCTCCTGGCCCGCAAGGTCCGCTTGGACCACAGGGTATAGCAGGACCGGCTGGTCCAACCGGTTTTCAAGGATCTGCAGGACCAACTGGTCCGCAAGGTACAACTGGCCCTCAAGGTGGTCAAGGACCACAAGGATCCTTAGTAGCTGGACCTCAAGGACCTCAAGGTAATCAAGGACCAGCTGGGCCATTAGGTCCGCAAGGCACAACTGGACCGCAAGGTTTTACAAATGTTACCGGACCGCAAGGACCTCAAGGTACACTTGGTCCGCCTGGACCTCCCACACAAGGACCACAAGGACCGCAAGGCACAACCGGCGCTACCGGTCCAACCGGACCACAAGGTCCTGCAGGTTTTGTAGGTCCTCCTGGTAGTACTGGACCACAAGGCCCACGTGGGCCGCAAGGGGGTCCAGGACCGTCTCCGCCTGGTGGACCTGGCCCGACCGGTCCTCGAGGTGTACAAGGACCAGCTGGTCCCGCAGGTCCAACAGGTCCACAAGGTGCGCGAGGACCACAAGGTCCACCGGGACCTACCGGTCCGCAAGGAGCGCAAGGTACATCTCCACCAGGTAGTGCTGGCCTTCCCGGTCCGCAAGGTTTTCAAGGACCACCTGGTCCTCCGGGTACTTCTAATACAACACCTGGCCCGCAAGGACCTCGTGGCCCGCAAGGCCCGCCGGGTCCTTCTGGACCTGCAGGGGGTCCGGGCCCTACCGGTGGTCCGGGCCCTACCGGTCCGCAGGGTGGTCAAGGAGCACAAGGACCTGAAGGACCGCCTTATTTTTCCGACGCGCGTCTTAAAAATGCTATTCAGCCGGTATCTCCGCATGAATGCTTACAAGTAGTTAACAACATAACAGGGTATCAATTTACATGGATACCAGCTATGACTGCTTCAAGTTTTTATGGTCCAGGTAGAGCTATACCTAGTAACCTTGAAGACGTAGGATTTATTGCTCAAAAAATTGCAGATGCGTGGCAAGCAGTAAATCCAAATTTACCTAATGTAGTAAGTAATACAAATGATTTTATTGAAAATACTTCTCTTTCAGGATCAGATAATTATTACCGTGTGAACTACATAAGATTAATTCCTATAGTAACTGCAGCTGCAAAAGAGCTTAGTACTCAAGTACGAGAGCTTAGCACTAAATTATATAATAAATAATAACAATGTCTTCTTCTGCATTTATATTTCCAGCTGGTGTTTCCGGGGTTTCTGGCTATAGTGGACATTCAGGTTATTCTGGATTTTCTGGTAATTCAGGATTTTCAGGTGCAAGTGGGTTTAGCGCTTTTGCTGGACATTCTGGTTATTCAGGTACTACTGGACCTGCTGGACCACAAGGTCCTACTGGCCCACAAGGGGCAGGTTCTGAAGGTTTAACTGGTCCACAAGGACCAATTGGGCCACAAGGTACAGCTGGTTCTGCAGGCCCTCAAGGCGCAACCGGCCCGCAAGGAGTAACTAATGTAACCGGCCCACAAGGGCCACAAGGTAATACTGGACCACAGGGTGCTGCTCCAGCTGGCCCACAGGGCCCGCTTGGTCCACAGGGAGTTGCTGGACCAGCTGGACCAACCGGGTTTCAAGGCATTGCTGGTCCTACTGGTCCGCAAGGAACTACAGGTCCTCAAGGTGGTACCGGGCCTCAAGGAGCTTTAGTACAGGGCCCGCAAGGTTTTACCGGTGCAACCGGACCCGCTGGTCCCGCTGGTCCAACAGGCCCAGGCGGACCACCTGGTACAGCTGGTACTACTGGTCCACAAGGTCCTCGAGGACCACAAGGTAGTGTGGGACCTTCTCCTCCCGGGCCGCCCGGCCCGGGAGGTCCTACTGGACCATCTGGCGGAACGGGTCCAGCTGGTCCACAAGGTCCTCAGGGCCCAGGCGGACCACCTGGAACTACTGGTCCACAAGGTCCTCCTGGTCCAGGCGGTCCTCCAGGCGGAGCTGGTCCACAGGGACCTCCGGGACCAGCTGGTCCTGCTGGTCCTGCAGGCCCAACCGGGCCTCAGGGGCCTCGAGGACCTCAAGGTCCTCCTGGTCCAGGTGGTCCGAGTGGTAGCCCTGGACCTCCTGGACCTCCTGGTCCGACCGGGGCAGCTGGTCCTGCAGGTTCACCAGGCCCTGCGGGTCCACCTGGCCCTCCTGGTCCGCAAGGATCTACCGGTCCGACCGGATTTACAGGCCCTACTGGACCGCCTTCTCCTTATCCAACATGTCCTTCTGATGAAAGACTTAAGACTGATGTTGTGGCTATAGATAATAGTCTAGATCTTTTAAGAGGTTTTAACTATTATACCTTCAACTACAAACCAGGATTATCATTTCATGAATCCGGTAAAGAGTCAGTTGGTATTATTGCGCAAGATGTACAGCCTCAATTTAAACATGTTATAATTCAAGACTTTAAACCTTACGCAAATAATGAAGAAACGTACATGGGGGTAAACTATATTAAGTTCTTACCTATTATAATTAATTCTTTAAAAACTCTTTCTACCCGCGTAAAAGAGCTTAGTACAAAATTAGAATAATAAATATAATAAAATGTCCTTTTCATCAATTGCAACCTTAGCAGGTATATCCGGGTATTCCGGCGCCAGCGGTTTTTCTGGTTATTCTGGAGAATCTGGTTATAGTGGTTTATCTGCTTATTCTGGTGTATCTGGTTATTCAGGACGATCCGGTTTTTCTGGTACTAATGGCCCTACTGGACCTCAAGGTAATATTGGACCGCAAGGTACAGCAGGTACAGTTGGTCCGCAAGGACCAACTGGCCCACAAGGTTCTGCAGGTCCTAACGGGGCACCAGGTGGTACCGGTCCACAGGGACCTATAGGCCCTCAAGGAGCTCTAGTAGCAGGCCCACAAGGCCCACAAGGTGCGCAAGGCCCAGCTGGACCATTAGGACCTCAGGGAGCAACCGGCCCACAAGGTTTTACTAATATTACCGGTCCACAAGGCCCACAAGGGAATATTGGCCCGCAGGGTACTGCACCGCTTGGTCCACAAGGACCACTAGGCCCGCAAGGTAATGCAGGTCCTCAAGGTCCACGCGGTCCGCAAGGTACAACAGGTCCTACACCTCCAGCTGGGCCGCAAGGCAATACCGGACCTCAAGGTAATTCAGGCCCGAGCCCTACCGGTCCACAAGGACCGCAAGGCGGTCAAGGAGCTGCAGGACCTGCAGGACCTCAAGGAGTTACAGGGTTTACTGGACCAACAGGCGCAACCGGCGGTCCTGGCCCCCCGGGTCCTCCCGGGCCTCCTGGACCAGCAGGTCCATCCCCACCGGGACCGCCAGGTCCAACTGGACCTGCAGGCTTTACCGGCCCTCCGGGACCTCCGGGGCCCCCTGGACCTGCCGGAGGTCCCGGACCTGGAGGGCCACCCGGATCTCCTGGTCCAACCGGTCCAACCGGTCCTCCCGGACCAGCTGGCTCTAACGGTCCACCAGGTCCAACCGGACCAGCTGGCTTTCAAGGACCTCCCGGACCTGCAGGTACTGGTCAAGGACCTCCTGGTGGAGCTGGCCCGCAAGGCCCTACCGGTCCACGTGGACCGCAAGGACCCGCTGGGTTTACGTTCTGTGTCAGCGATGCAAGATTAAAAGAAAATTTAAGTATTATTAATAATAGTCTTGATAAACTAAGATTAATTAATGTTTATAACTTTACTTGGAAACCTGAGCTATCTGCTGCTACATTACCAGAACCTAGAATACTTGCAGGAACACCTGATACCGGGTTTATTGCACAAGAACTTTCGGGTGCATGGCCTTACGCTATAAGTCCGGTAATAACTAGAGATTTGTTTGAAAATGATAGTACTAGATATGCTAGAGTAAATCCTGCAAAGGTTTTACCACTAGTCATGGCAGCGGTAAAGGATATGAGTACTATTATCGAGCAGCTCAGTTCAAAGGTATAAGTGGAGTAAATTTGCTCGTATGGTAAGTTCTTTACATGAAGCATTACCATACGAGCCTACTTATACAGGAGAACTTTTATAGTAATCCGCTTGAAGTACGGGACTTTGCTCTTAAGCAAGAGTTTACTGTAACCGGTAACTTTCCAGGCCGTAGAACTAAACCGTTTTCAACTCCTTCTATAAAGCAAGCTATTGAGGATTTAATTAAACCTCATGCAGGTAAAATTGTATGGTATGGGGACAATACCCCCGGGGATTATACCGGTTGTTACCAATTAACTTACGCAAGCGATCGTACCTGGATACATCATGATGGTACTACATCCTGGGCTGGGGTATGTTATCTTACACCAGATGCGCCGGTAACAGCAGGTACCGGGTTATTTAAACATAAGAGAACTGGTTGGCATGCTTGTCCACGTAAACAAGATGGTAGTATAGATGATGAACTTATGGGTAAAGAGATCTTACCATATGAATGGCAAGATTATACTAAGTGGCATTTGCATGATATAGTGGGTAACAAATTTAATCGTTTAGTATTATATAGAGGAGATTACTTTCACGCATCTTTAGATTATTTCGGTAATACACCAGAAGACGGTCGTTTATTCCAAACGTTTTTCTTTAATACCGAGTATTGACTTATTAAAAAATAACTATAATATATTTCATCATGGTAAATTCATATCAAATTTTTACACGAGCTTTTAACGATCAATTCTGTGATCACATCGTTAATACCGCTATGCTCTACCCTGAGCAATCTGGTGTTATTGGTTCTCATGACACTAATTCAGGAGAGAATACCTCTAAGCTAGATTTTTCTATTCGTAATAGCACTATTCGTTGGATTGACGTTTATGCTCATCGAGAAATTAATACCATCTTAAACGATTATGTAAATGCAGTTAATTCAAAGATGTTTAACTTTGATGTAAGTTTTGGTTTCGATTCTTTGCAATATACCGAATATAATGGTAATGCCGAAACCAAGCAGTTTTATAACTGGCACATGGATTGCTTACATGATAATGCTATCTTTGATCGTAAGATTACTGCAGTAGTGCAGCTTAGTCATCCAGAAGATTACGAAGGCGGTATCTTTGAAATCGATCAAGTAGCACGTCCAGAATTTGATCTAAACAAGTTTGCACCACGTGGTTCTCTTCTTATTTTTCCGTCTTATTTACAGCACCGAGTAACCCCAGTAACTAGCGGTATTCGTCGTAGCTTGGTATCCTGGTATAACGGTCCACGCTTTAGGTAAGCGCTGCTTTAATAGCATTAAACATTTGTTTCTTTAATGGAGCTGGTATTCTCTTTGGGATACCAGCTTCAAATGTATTATAATCATCATTAACAGCTGCTTCTCTTACTTTAGTTGCACTCATACCTGCAACCCCTTCAGCATCCGGATCTCTTTGACCAGCATTTACAAATTCAAATTTGGGTATAGTAAAGAGTATTTCACTTTTTTTATCAGGTCTACCGTTATAGGTATTTACAATTTTTTCATACTCAGGTATACGATCTGAACCTGCTATCTGGATAACGTGGGTGTATCCCTGAGTACTAAGAAATTTAAGCACTCCAAATAAAGTATTACCCCCGGGTAGTACTTGTATGTTATTAGGGATAAAAGATTTGAGTGCTTGAACCTTTTCGTCAAATGAAAGTGGGTTCTTTTTATTATCTTGAGAATATGTTGGAAATATTGCAACGAGTTCTGCTTTGTGCTTTCTACCTTCTGCCCCAAGCTTTTCGATTAATGCTTCATGCCCAATAGTAGGAGGGTTAAATCTACCATAGGTAAACACTGCAACTTTCTCTCTTACTGGTTTTTTAGTAGCGTCTGTAGAAGCTTTTTTAAACGGACTTACCCGGTTACGGACAAAGAAGTCACCAGTAATCTTAAATTGAGTACTTCCTACTTGTGGAGAATCTATTACAATACCTTCTTGTTTCGAAACTGGACCCATACCTGAATCCATATTATTAAGAAGAGCCTTGCCCAATAAGCGAGTTGCATGCCAGGTTACAATACCTTCTATAGCTTGAGAAATATATTTTGGAGCAACAATTTGTTCAAGAGGTTTTTTATCTTCTACTACTTCAAGATAAAGAGCTTGACTCATTGCTGAGATAGTTTTACCCTCTAACGTGGTTATGTTTTTAGTCTTAGGTATAGTTGTACCTTTTAACCAATTGCCTAGAGATTGTGTTTTTCCTGCTAAAGTAAAAGGTAAATTTAATACTTTAGTTAGGTCTGGACGTTTAACCAAACTTGCTAGTTCTTGATGAATAACCGTATATCCATATTTTTGCGCGACGGCATTTACTTTGTCTATATAACTATTGAGAACATTTTCCCTATAGGGTAGTTTTTTAGATTCATAACTCTTTAACTCTCTACCACCTACTTTACTTTGTCTTTTTATTGCTATAGCAGGGTAATGAATAGCTAAAAATTTATTACTATAACCTATCACATTAGTAGCACCGCTTACATACTCGGTGTTAAAAAATACTAAAGGGTTGTCATATAGGCCTAGTTCTTTTAGTTGTTCGGTAGTTGAAGGTATAGCCTCGTTAAAAATAGTTAATACTTGTTCCCCAATCTTTACAAAGCCATGTTCTGGTTCCCCAGGCTTGTTAAAATAGCTTCTAAGATTATTTAAAGTGGTAGGGGTCTCTATAGCCTTTGCAGTGCCTCTATATAATGCAAACTCTTTTCTACCTTGTTGGTTAGTAACTAAACGTACTGATGCATTAGCACCATCGATTTTTACTGGCGCTGTGTTACCCTTTTCAAAGTAGTTTGCAGTTCTTTCAAATAAATCTGCTAATTGCGCACCAGTTTTAATTTCGGGCAAATCAAAAGGATGAAGCATATGACCGCCCGCTCCTCCTTCATTAAGAATAAAGTATTTTTTAAACTTTAACATTAATCTAATTTTGTTAACCCAAATAAATTTTTTGCAACAAATTGAGCAATTTGCTCTCTTGCAACTGTATCTAATGCACCAAGATCTTTATATTTTTTTTGCCATGCATCCAGATCCTTTTGAAAGCCATCAAACAACTTTTCTACCTCGTCTATAGCTTTTTCAGTCTCTTTTGTTTCTTTTTCGTCGTTAGGTTCAAATAAGCCTATATCTTTCCAAGAAATAGCTACTGGTACAATTTTAACCATGTTTTCAGGAGAATACGTAGAACCACCTGCAGATACTTCTCCAGCTCCTGCTACTTGTTCACGTATAAGACTATACTTTTCAGTTAAAGGTTTTAAATGTTTACTGTTCATTTGATTCTTCTTTTAAATTTAATTTCATATCAAAAGCTTTCTCAAAAGCTTTTGGAGCTGCCTTATAGCTTTTTTGAGTTTCATCTAAAGCATCATCAGTGTACTGCCAGTTAAAAGTTAATTCGTCAGGTACGTCAAAACCGTAAAACTCTAACACTTTCTTTTGAGTGTCCAACACTTGAGTGCCGTTCCAATTTTGACCTACTACCACTATGCCTGCTACCTTACCTTCAACAATATTATCTTCTTCTAAAGTGGTGTGTCTGTTTTCGATCCAATTAAGACGCTCTATAAGTGTCTGATACACACTATTAGTTTGCCCCCAACGCACACTTACGAAAAATATTACTGCATCTGCTTCAAATAACTCTTTAGATATTTTCCAAAGCTCATCGTCCTTATTATTGATAGATGCCCAGCAACGGTGATTACCAGTAGGGTTCTTTTCTTTGTCTTTTAATTCAGAATCTTTTACCCCGCAGTTATTACCTTCCATTCTACTCACATTGCCTTCGCAGTAATGAATAGTGAGCTTACTTGCGTCAATAATCTTTACATTATTTTCTACTAAAAATGATTCTATATGCCATGCTAGTTGAGAGCTCTTAGGTAATTCTTTATCTCCTTCCCAACGATTGCTCGTGGTAATAAAAAGTATCTTCTTTTTGTCTTTAAGAAATTCAACCATAGCTTCTACCTTACCGGTATAGACAGCAGGATTATTAGCTATATTTGCTTCTTCTAATAACTTTAAAAAGCGTGACATTCAGTAAATATTTACGATTCATGGATGCTTCTGCCAACAATATTACCTTTGAGTATCATAAAGAACTCAATCCTATTATCTGGACCGATAACAAACTTAATTCTGATATAAGGGAAAAGCTTTTAGAAATAGCTGCGGCATTTGTAGACTATTTAGACCTAGATGTTGATATAGAGGATATTACTCTCACCGGTTCTTTAGCTAACTATAACTATACCAAATATAGTGATTTTGATTTACATATACTAACTGATTATAAGCAGTATGATGTAGATAAGGATTTATTAAAAGACTATTTTAAAGCTAAAGGTACCATTTGGAATACAACTCGTAATATTACTATTAAGGGGTATGATGTAGAGGCATACGTACAAGATGTAACTGAACCTCATCACTCTACTGGAGTGTATTCCCTTAAAAATGATGAATGGATTGCTGAGCCTAAACCTATAAAAATTAAAGACGAAATCGATTTGGATTTAATAAAAAAGAAAAAGCAAGCTATGTTAGATATGATAGAATATGCTCTTAGCCCTGAATGCGATGTTGAATGCGCTGACAAGGTAAAGGAAAAGTTTATGAACTTGCGCAAAGCAGGTCTTGAAAAGGGTGGGGAGTTTGCACCTGAAAACCTCGCTTTTAAAGAATTACGACGAAGTGGGGATGTTGAGCGCTTAATACAAGGGATCTTAAAGAAAAAAGATAAAAAACTATCCCTTGATAGCTTACAAACTGAAGAGCTTAGCTTTAAAAATTTTCTGAGCGTAGATAAAAAGCGAGGTCCACGCCATCAATCTTTAACAGCAGGTATGAATAAACTTGGCAGAGCAGAACCAGGTAAGAGTTTAACCATGGTGGCTCAAATGCATAAAAAGAAAAAGAACGATACCAACAATGTTCATACTTTAAAGAAAAAAACTACTGGGGTTACTACTATTACTAATCAAGAAGCCCAAAAAATTATCACTACTTATAATTTGGATATTAACAAAATTAAAAATGGAAACCCACGCAAATTAAGCACTAGTAATATTGAGCTCGGATTTAATCCACAGACAAATAGCTACTTTTTGCGTAAGTATTAAACTTTTATGAAGCTAGAACAAATTTACGAATCTTACTATGTTGATCCGTTAGTTGCGATCAATTCATCTTCTGCTGCCGATCTTCTTGAAGCATTTGAACAAGCTGTAGCGGAAACTCCTAACGTAGGAAAAATTTTAGCATCTCTCAATGAGGGACAGATGCCAGTAAATGAAAGTGAATTAACTAACGAGCAAAAAATATTTTTTATCGGGGCGACCAAACTCGTTAATGCATATAAAGAAAGTAACGACACGGAATTTAAAGCTCGTTTTGAAAGTATAGTCGCTGAAGTAATAACACCGATCGGTCGTACTGCAGGCACAATGCCTACAGCAGCTCCTAAAACTACAGCCCCTGCTCCTGCAGCATCTTCTGCTCCTACAACTGCTACTACATCAACCGCACCTAAAAAGGGGTTTTTAGGTAAATTAGGTTCTTTCTTTGGCAACATAGGGAGAGGTATTGCCGCATTCACTCGCGGTCTTGTACAAGGTTTTGAAGGTTCAGAAGGTAAAGACAAAACCGGTAAAGATAAACCAGGGTGGACTAGTGCCGCTACAAATGAAGATCTAAGTAAAATACCTGAGAGAGGAGTGGTGTTTACCCCTGACGTTCTAAAGAAAATAGGGGTTGATAGTGAAAGCGTAAGTAAATTACAAAACGGGGAAATAAGTGGTATTAATTTAACCGACTCTAAAAATAATTTAATAAGCATTAATGTTGCAAATGGTCGCATTTTTGTTAAAAGAATACCGACCTGGCCGGGTTCTCCTGCTATAGCAGGCAAGGGAACACCACCAAAGCAAAAAAGTGGGGGTAGAGTAAAAGGAGCTTCTTTAACCCAAACTCCGACCGTAGTTAAAAAGCCTCAGCAAAAAGCTGCTACCGTAGTTAAAAAGCCTCAGCAAAAAGCTGCTACCGTAGTTAAAAAGCCTCAGCAAAAAGCTGCTGCTTCTGCTGCAGGAAAACAGGTAATTAAGTTCCCGGGAACACCACCAAAGCAAAAAAGTGGGGGTAGAGCGAAAGGTGCTCCTTTAAGTCAAACACCAGGAGCGGTTAAAAATCCTCAACAAAAAACAGTATCTGAATCTCAATTCCAAAATACCGTTCGTGAGGTATTAAAAGAGTTTTACGAAACAAGCAAATAATAAATGTGTGCAGCTCTAGCAGTACAGCAGTCAATACTCAATAAGAATAGAAAAGACAAGTTTATACTTGTCTTGAATTTACCCTCTATACTTAAAAGAGTTAATAAAGCAGATTCGAACGACAGATCTACTGATACTTTAAACCTTGACAGTTTACAATATTCTATATTTGGTTCAGTAGTACCTGAATCAAAAATACCTGAAGTTGCAGTTCCGTATGGCGCCCAAGTCCCTAAAGTAACAAGTTATGCACGCGCAGCATATGCACCGTTAACTGTTAACTTTACTGTAGACAACCAATTTAATAACTGGTGGGTACTTTGGTATTGGTTAAATGTTATTAATAATTCTAAGCAATCTACATATAATGCTGATCAGCTAAATCCTACTACTGCATTAAAAACTAATCTTGCAGATTATCAGGCAAATATAACTGTGTACGGATTAGATGAGTATAATAACAAAAAAATACAATGGGATTATACAAATGCGTTTATAACTAATTTGGGGGAGATCACATACAATTATAGAGATCCCGACCAGATGGATTCCTCTTTTACTTTTGCCTTTGGACAACTAAACTGTCAATTACTTGACTAAAGTCGCGGTTTTGAGCCTCGATTTGCATAAATAATATTAGAAACTTTAACCATATGGCATCACTACGTACTATTCAATCTCCAGGTGTTGAAATTCGCGAAATCGATCTTTCAACAAGAGCAGTAACTCCAGTCGGTACTAATGTATTAGTAACCGGCTTTGCTCCGCAAGGACCAACATACGAAATCGTCGAGCTTTCATCTCTCAGTGAGTTTGAAACTGTATTCGGTACCCCTACCAATGCTGCTGAACGTTACTTCTACTATGCAGTACGTCAGCTCTTTGTAGCCGGTAACAATCCAACTATTAAAGCAGCTCGTCTTCCATATGGTAGTGGTACCGGTGAAGGTACTGCAAGTAATTACAGTGCTCTTGCATTCCCAGTATTACCAATCCCGACAGATACTTCTACATACGGTACAGCAGCTGCAGTTGCAGGCGCTATTCCGCTTAGCTCTGCACAAGGTTATTTCTTCGGTGAACCAGCATTAGTTTCTCTTACTGAAGATCAATACACAACTATTTCACAAGGTAATTTTAGCTGGGCAACCACTTCCGGTAATGCAAGCTTAAGCAGCTTCTTACTTTCTGGTGCAGGTACTATTAACAGCCTTAGCGCTGCTGGTATGGTTGTAGTTAACACTTCTAAGTCAACCGTAAATGAAAAGTTTGAAGGTTATTATTTCAACCTTTCCGATAGTTATAGCAACAATCCTGCTACTAACTATGATGACGTAGTACTCGTTAATACTATTGGTAGTAACTACTTCCAAAATAATACTCTTGCAAGCAATACTAACTATACAGTATTAAGCGGTAATAACCCACGTATCGGATTTGCTCTTAGCGCTACATATAATTCTGGTATTGATAGTATCTCTCAAGTAATTGAAGATATTCCAACCTTCAATATTGCTGCTTCTGGATTTAGTGACACCTTAATTGCAGGTCTCTTTAGAGTGCGTCCTTCTCCGTTCAGCCCAACCTCTACCACTCTTCAATATGTAATACAAGAAGGTTATACCGGTTCGCTTTATGCAAGCCGTCAAGTACAAGATCCACTTGCAGGTAAGCCATTATCATTCTTCTTACAAACTGTAATTAACGATAATTCTAATAACCTCGCAGTTTACGTAAATCCAAATATTTCGAGCTATACAAACTGGCTTGATGCTAATGGCAATTCTACAAAGACTGTAAGAGTTCTTAAGACAACTACTACTGCAGATCTTGCAAATGATATTGCAACTCTCAGTTCTACCCCAGGTAATCAAACTTATAACTTCGCTCTTAGTGCAACACCTTACCTTGCAGTAAAGCCAGCATTCTTCAATCCTGCTAATAAGCTCTACGCTCTTGGCACATATGCAGATAGCTTACCGCTCAACTCACAAAAGGTAATTGGTAACGTAAGCGCAAAGCTTGAATACGTTCTTAATGCTGCTGAAAACCCAGATCTAGTTGCACTTGACATTACTGTTGATGCAGGTCTTTCTACAATTCATGCAGGCATTCAAACAACCGGTCAAGCTGAATTCGATGATACGTTTGTAAACACTACACTTACAACACAACTCGCAGCTCTTACCGCTTCTGACGGCAACCCAGTAAGCAACACACTTGTAAACAGCTGGAATGCAATCACCAATCAATTCGATACCTTTGCACGTAGTCGTCGTAAGGATCACATCTTTATCTCTGACCCACTCCGTTACATCTTCGTAACTGGTATCAATTATAAGACTCTTGACGACAAGACTAAGAACTTCTCGCAAAACATCTATTGGCCAATACGCAACAGCTACGCTGCATTCAACAGCAGCTACTCTGTAGCATATGGTAATTGGGTACGTACCCAAGACCTTTACAGCTCACAAAACGTTTGGTTACCGTTCTCTGGTTATGCAGCAGCAATGATTACCAATAGTGATGCTAACAACTACCCATGGACTGCACCAGCTGGTCTTAACCGTGGTCAAGTTGTAGGTGTTAATGACTTAGGTGTAAATCCACAGCAAAAGCAACGCGATTTACTCTATAAGGTGTCTGTAAACCCTGTAGTGTTCTTCCCTAACGAAGGCTTTACAGTATTCGGTCAAAAGACCTTACTCAAGGCTCCAAGCGCATTCGATCGTATTAATGTACGTCGTCTCTTCCTCTTCTTGGAAAAGACTGCACTTCAAACCATGAGATTCTTCGTATTTGAGCCAAATACTACATTCACTCGTAGTAGAGTAATCAATACCTTAACACCAGTATTTGAACTTGCTCGTAACACTCAAGGTCTTTTTGATTACTTGATCGTATGTAATGAAACTAATAACACCCCAGATGTTATCGATGATAACACCCTTGTTATTGACATCTACATTAAACCGGTTCGTACTGCAGAGTTTATCTTAGTAAACTTCTACGCTACTAAGACTTCACAAAACTTTAACGAACTCTTACAATCCTAATAACCTAAGTATTTTATAACATATGGCACAATCAATACAAGACTTCTATAGAGTAGCACAAGAAAGAGGATTCGCGCGGGATTTCATGATGAGAGTCATCTCTATTGGTGATACTGCATTCAACGAAGACGACTTTGTATATATTACTACAAAGAAACTTCCAGATAGAGCAATCGCAAATCAACAAGCAATCTATCACGGTTTAAAGTTTAACATGCCTGGAACCGTTGACTACAAGGGTTCCGAAGCATGGACTGTTAAGTTCCGTAACGATAAAGAAGGTATTATCCGTAGAAAACTTGAAAATTGGCAAATTAATACCATTTTCAATGATGAAACCACTACTGGTGATCTTTCTCTTCGTGGTAGAGATAAAGTTATTCAGCTTAACTTGATAGACGAAAGCCAAAACGTACTTAACACATACAAGCTTTTCGGGGTTTATCTCGTAAGTTTAGGCACTGTAGATTATGATGCTGCTGGCGACGGTAAGCCAACAGAATTTGAAGCTACACTAGCTTATAGCTTCTGGAGACACGAATAATACATTAAACAAGCCTCGCGAAAGCGGGGCTTTTTTATTGCTCGGACATTAAATATTAATAATGCCCGGTATACAGGAATTCTACCAAACAGCTACTAATAAGGGTTTTGCTCGTAAAAACCTTTTTAGAATTACCCGTATAAATGACGGTAATAAAGATATATACATACCTGACTCTTCTGGTAACTTATATCTTTACGCAAAAACCGGCACTATACCTAGCCGTGTTATAAAAAGTACTACTTTAGATTATAAAGCATTTAAGCTTAATATACCTACGGTAGCTGAGTACCCGGAAAGTCAAAACTGGTCAGTAGAGTTTTTTAGTGACGACGAATACACATTAAGAAATTTATTTGAAACCTGGTCTAATCAATCATTTGATGAGCATACTACCACTACCAGTGCTAAATGGTGGAATAGTAGTATAGAAATGGTAGTTTTAAAAAATAATACTACTAAAGGTGGTACTTTAAGTAATGAAAGATTTGCTAAAAAATATACTCTCAGAGGAGCTTATCCCGCTAGTATAGGCAATATCGGTTACGATGTGTCTGACAGTGGCACAATTGTAACTTTAAATCTTAATCTAGGGTTTCAATACGTAATTTCAGAATCCTTACCATAAGTATTACTATGGCAGTTAACAATCAAGGTATACAAGATTTTTATTACCAAGCACAAACAAGAGGGTTTGCGCGCGACTTTCAATTTAGAATTACTCAATTTAAAGTTAATGACGGCATAATTTTAAGCCCGGCTGATTTAGTATTTTTAAAAACTGCTAATGTGCCAAGCAAAACTATTACCACCGTACAGGCTCCTTTTATGGGGCTAGATTTTCAAATACCTGGTACGGTAAAGTTTGATGGTAATGCAAACTGGCCAGTAAAATTTTATTGCTCGCAAGATTATAATATAAGAAACACTCTCGAGTCTGCGATGTATGATACTTTTGATCATCAAACTTCTACAGGTAGAGCAATGACCCCTCGAGATTTAAGAGGTAATATTATTGAAATGGCTTTAGTAGATGACCAATTAAACCCAATTAGAACCTATACTCTGTATGGAGCATTTGTTACTAAAATTGAAGATATCGGTTACGATTTAACTAAAAACGGCGGTATTCAAGAAGTAGGTGCTTCTATTGCTTATCAATATTGGGAAAGCACACCTACAACAGGTATTGCGGTCGGTATTGATATACGCGGTATCGGTGGGGTAGGAGGCGTTATTGGTGGAGCTGTAAGCAGTATTGCAAATAGCGTAGTACGTAACGTTACTAATAAAACTGTATCTAAGATTCTTAAAGGTCTCGGGGGAGGTTAATAAATGGCAACGCTGATAGGTCCTAACTCAGTTACGGACATTCCTAATCGTGGTAACGGTTCGGATATTGCTTCGTTTATTGATTTTTTAGGCAACCCCGATACACAAATACCTTTAGATTCTAATTTCTTATTAGTTTTTGAATCTAATACTATATTACCGCCAGCTCTGCTTAATCCTTTTCCAGTAGGACTTGAAAACGGTTATTGGAAAGTAGATAACGTTAAGAGAGTGTTAACTAACATAATAACTAAAAAAAACAATAATGCGCCTTTGCAAGGCCAGGCAAGTATGTTTGTACATGCTTTTGATGTTCCTGGAGAACAAATAGCGGCTGCCCGGCCAGGTACATTAGCTAGTAGTAGTAGCTTTCGTTCCGGGGTAGTAACAGGCGAACGCACTCAATACGGCCCAACTATAGATTTAGGCATTTTAGAAACTAATAAATCTTTTACAGAATTTGTTATAAGACCGTGGATAGCGTTAGTTGCCCATTACGGTCTATTCACCCGTTTAGAAAATTCCCCTCAAAACGTTAAAACGAATATAACAGGTATATTATTTGACAGGAACAATAAAAACCAAGTACGTAAAGTTTATAGATTCAGCGGCGTGGCGCCAGTTTCGATATCAGGTAGCAACTACGCTTACGGTAAAAACGATAGCAGAATAGATAAGGTCTCGTTTGTATATAATAATTTCGGCATTGCAAGTTCTTATAGTGGGCTTCTATAGCAAATTAACTTTAAGTTTATAATTAAACTTAATGGCGTTTAAATATGGTATAAAATTACCAGGTAAGAATAAGAAAATTTGGATAAAAGAAATTACATCCAAATTATATAGAGATTTAGTTAAATCCCTTTATAACAACGATACAACCGAGTTTTTACAACATCTATCTTATATAATTGAATACGTTTATCCCGGGATAATACAGGAGGATCTTAACGTTGTTGATAAGGTCTTAATCTTACTTCACACCCGAGGTATTTGTATTAATCCCGATCTTAAGCTTAAAGCGAAATGCCCTAAAACCACTAAAGAGTTTGAATGCACTGTACGTATTGAGGATTTAATAAGTAGGCTTGAAAATATAGATTATACCCGGGTAATAACATACGAAAACATACAAATAACTCATACTGTAGTTAAAGTAAAAGACGAGTTACAGTTCATTGATATTACAGAGGAGAAGTTTTTTTCAGCCCAATTAGCAAGCTCTATAGACAATATTAAGGTAGATAAAGATGTTTTATTTTTTAAAGAACTTACTTTTGAAGAACGTTTAGATGTAATAGAAAGACTACCACTAGTACTTGCCGCTAAAATTTATGAGTCGATTGATGCCGTTGAAAGTAACCTTTCTCAAATAAAATTATTAACAGTTAAATCTCCTTTTACTGGAGAATATATAGTTGACTTACCAGTATCAACTAATGTAAAAATATTACTCGAGTTTTGTAAGCTTATTTTTAACGATGATTTAGGTAATTTATACCGAATTACTTTTAATTTGGTTAATAAGGGTAATTTTACTCCTGAATATGTTGAACAAATTACCCCAGCCGAACAGCTTTTATATTGGAATTATCTAGTGCAACAATCTCAAAAAGAACAGGAAGCGTATGATTCAGCTCAAAAAGGCAATAATTCCTCGACGCCAAACTATGGAGGTCAGCCTCTCGGTAAAGAACTACCAAGCGAATTCACTGGATAATTAAATTCATTTTATAAGTTATATTATAATGACAAACAACTACAACACCATTCTCAATGTATTAGATACTATTAATAAAGAAGTTAATGTATCGGTTTACGTACCAAGTTTAAAAAGAGAAGTAAAGTTTAAAAACACTAATACTGGCCAGCAAAAAACCCTTTTAAAGGCAGCTGTTGATAATCCAGTATTTCAAACACGATTCACTATCGCGCTTTATAATTTAATTGCAGAAAATTGTACCGAGCCAGATATAGTAAAACATTTAACAACGATTGACAGTGCAGCAATTGCAATACAACTACGAATTGCTACTACCGGGGCACAGCATATTATTACACAAAACGGAAAAAAATACACTGTAGATCTTGCACCTGTTGTAGAAAAGTTTAAAACTTTTGAGCCACTAGCGCCCGGAGTAATTAATGAACCACCGTTTACTGTTAATGTTGAAATGCCTCTACTTGTAGAGCAGTACAATCTGGAAAAGCAATTAAGAGAAAAAACTCTTAATGATCAGCAAATTATTAGCGCGCAACTCACTGATACTATTGGGGATGCGTTTGTAGGAGAAGTCTCAAAGTTTGTTAGAGAGATAGTAGTATTTCACAATAACACTGAAACTATACTTGATTATAAAGCTCTTCCTTATTCTAAGAGACACGCTGTTCTTGAAAAGCTACCAAGCACTTTAGTAAAGAGTGTGTTAAAGTATATGGAACAGTATGTTAACAAGCAAAAGGATATTTTAACTATTTCAGGTATTAATACTGAAACTGGAGAAGTGGCCAATGATCTTGTTTTACTTGTAGATGCAGCGTTGTTTGTAATTAACTAATAACCACTAAGCTACTATTGGGTACCTAAGTATTCAATATGGCCGAAGAAACTACAGATCCTGGATTTATAGCATCTTTAACGGATGCTTTAAAGTCTAGGAACGAGTCTCCTATACCACAAAAATGGTTAGATGAAATACTTGCTCTTAACAAGAGCATGGATACCCGGCTTACTGCTATTGCAAAGTTCGCCAAGGATGAATATGAACGTAATACTGTAAAAATAAGCGTGTTAGAAAGTCTTTCTGAATCAGTAAAGCTTTCTTTTAAGGAAAGCGTAGTTAATGCATTTAAAGAATTTGATAAAGACACAAAAAACACTGAAGCTACTAAAGAGGAAGAAAGAAAGTATAAGGAACGAAACGAGCAAAAAAAGAAAGATAGACAAGAAGAAAACAAACAGCTCGCTGAAGACATAAGTGAAAAAATCTCTGCCGCTGCTACCGGGGCTGCAGGGGCTTCAACAGAAGAGCCTGTTATTACTGCTCCTGCTCTACCTGGAGAAACTGCTGCTGAAAAAGCTATTGAAGAAATAGACGTGCAACCGGTTAGCATTGAACAAATACAAGAACCGGCTCTTAAGTCTTTACAAAATATGTTTGTGGGGATTTTTTCCAATATAAAAAGCCCTAAAGAAGCAACGGCCGCGACAAAAGGCGGGGAATTACCTACCGGGGTAGGGGGGTTTCTTGAAAGTATAGGCACAGGCCTACAAAAACTTGGCACTAAAGAAGCTTTATTAGGAGCGGGTACTTTAATTGCACTAGGGTTAGCTTTAGTGGTAGCAGCTAAAGGAATGCAAGAATTTGTAAAGGTTGATTTTGCAAGTCTTGCAAAAGGCTTTTTAACTTTACTGGGTTTAGTAGCTATCACTAAACTTTTAGCGTCGTCGACAGTGCAAATGCTTATAGGCGCAGGAGCAATTATAGCGTTAGGAGCGGCTCTGTTTATCTCAGCTAAAGGGTTTCAAGCCTTTGGAGCAGTTGATTGGGGTATGATTGGTAAAGGGATAGTTGCTCTTATAGCATTAGGTGGTGTTGCAGCATTATTTGGTGCCTTTGTTAAAATAATCGTACCTGGTGCCATTGCCATTGGTGCACTCGGTTTAGCCTTTATACCATTTGGTTTTGGTTTACAGATGATTGCAAAAGGTTTGCAGGCTTTTGCTTCAGTTGACTGGACGATGATATTTAAAGGTTTTACAGCTTTAGCTGGTTTCGGTGCTATAGCAGGTTTACTTAGTTTTGCTATAATACCTATGGCCGGGTTCGGTTTAGCGTTATTACCGTTTTCACTAGGTATGTTTACATTAGCAAAAGCATTAACTGCATTTGCAGATGTAAGTTGGGAAATGATTAAAACTGGAATGCTTGCGCTCGGTGGTCTTGGTTTAGTTGCCGGTGTTTTAATGCCCGCAGCTATAGCCATGGGGCTTTTTGGGGTAGCGTTATTACCATTCTCACTAGGTATGTTTTTACTTGCAAAAGCATTAACTGCATTTGCAGATGTAAGTTGGGAAATGATTAAAACTGGAATGCTTGCGCTCGGTGGTCTTGGTTTAGTTGCCGGTGTTTTAATGCCCGCAGCTATAGCAATGGGCGCGTTTGGCATAGCAATGCTACCATTTTCAATAAGCATGTTCTTGCTTGCTAAAGCATTAACTGCATTTGCAGATGTAAGTTGGGAAATGATCGCTATGGGAATGAAAGCTATAATTGGTTTAGGGGCAGTTACAGTACTACTTGCACCTGCAGCTATAGCAATGGGCGCGTTTGGCATAGCAATGCTACCATTTTCAATAAGCATGTTCTTGCTTGCTAAAGCATTAACTGCATTTGCAAATGTAACGTGGGACATGATATCTACCGGTATGGATGCTTTAACCGGTTTAGGTGTAACCGCTCTAAAATTGTTTCCGGCTGCCACTGCAATGGGCTTATTTGGATTAGCACTAATACCGTTCTCTATAGGGATGTATGTACTCGCGAAAGCTTTAACTGCATTTGCGGAAGTAGAATGGAGTATGATACAAACCGGTATGGATGCTTTAACTGGTTTAGGTATAACAGCCCTTAAAATTTTTCCGGCAGCTGCAGCCTTAGGCGCGTTCGGTATTGCGTTGTTGCCGTTTTCGATTAGTTTAATGCTACTTGCTAAAGCAATAAAAATGTTTGCTGAGGTTGATCTTACTATGATCGACACTGCAATAATTGCTTTGCAAAGATTTGGGGTGGTTGGTGGGGTATTGGGATTACTTGCAGCTCCACTAGCATTATTTGGTGTGGCTCTTATTCCGTTTGGTTTAGGATTAATGGTATTGACTAAAGGTTTAACGTCTTTCCTTTCTGTAGATTTAAGCAAAATGGAACCAGCCCTTGCTGCTTTAAAGGCATTTGGTTTAGTAGGCGGGTTACTCGGTCTCTTAGCTATACCATTAGCGTTGTTTGGTTTAGCTCTCATACCATTTGGTTTCGGTCTATCGATATTGGCTGATAAGCTCACCTCTTTTCTCGCTATTGATTGGAAAAACGTTAACGAATCTTTAATTGTGTTATTAAAATTCGGTTTAATAGGTTCCGTGCTTGGTCTCGCTTCACCTTTCTTATTATTAGGGGCTGCAGCACTTACTATATTTGGCGTTGCGTTAATACCATTCACTGAAGGGTTAATGGCCGTAACAGAGCCATTTAATGCATTTGTAACGCAACTAGAACGAGTATCAAAAATTTCAGCAGGGGATATAGGTGCGCTTAGTCTTTCTATTGTTGCACTTGGAGCCGCTATAGCAGGTTTTGGAGCAGGTTCTGCAGTAGCAGGCATAGGTAATTTTGTTGGTGGGTTATTTTCATCTTTATCAGGTCAAAAATCCCCTATTGAACAGCTTATAGCTATAGGAGAACAAGCGTCTAATATAGATAAAGTAATAGGTAGTATAGGCACTTTAAAAGAAAGCTTAGCAGGACTTGGAGAAATTAAAGCTAATCTTGACCCACTTAAACAGTTTGTGGATGTTATAAATAGTGTTAGCTTAGCGAAAGCGGCAGCAATTGCTGCTGCCCTAGCTGTAACTGCTCCTGCAGCGGCACTTGCTGCGAGTTCGGCTCGACCTGCTGCTCCGGCACCTGCTGTATCCTCTACTCGTCCTGCTACTCCGGCACCTGCTGTATCCTCTACTCGTCCTGCTACTACATCTCAAACCTTTACCCCTAAAGAAGAAACAGCAGAAGAAGTACCTGCTGAAGCAGAAGCAGCTAAAGAGTATCCTAGAGTAGAAACTGATCAAGGACCGGCGATACCAGTGGTTGTAGTTCCAACTAAAACCGAAAGCCCTGCTGCTGAAGAATTAGTAAAATTAAACGAAAATATTGAAAATGTAGCAACAACGCCTGCTTTAGAGACTCCTATAGTACAACAATATTCTGATAATTTAAAGGAAGTGAGTAACAAACTCGAAGAGCTTATTGCTTCTATTAAGCCATTATTAGAAAATATGGAAGGTGGTAGTAACATTGTAATGCCTAATGATACTACAACCATAGTTGCAAACGCCCCTACAGTAGCAAATATAGGTAATGATATTAATAGAGACGTTCCATATATAGAACGTAATAAGTATAGACAAACTGCAATGTATGCCCGAGGATTATTATAATAAATGAGCGAACAACCTAAAATTTCAAATCTTTCTTCAGATCAAAAACCTCAGTACACACCTTTGCTTTTTGATTGGGCACCTGCGCCGCTTGCTCCTAAAACAGGGGAAAGTTCTGATTTTTATACCGGGGCATTTACATTAGTACCTAAAGAGAACGGTGGTAAATTAGATGTAGTAGAACAATACAATTGGACTCTATCTGGCCCGGTAGCTCGAAGATTAGTTCCTAAAGTTTTAATAACTGAGTATTATCAAACACTATCAAGTGAGCTTTTAGGTTATCTTTATAGTGTACGTGGTATTGTGAGCAACACTATAGCAGGTATCAACCAAGGGGTTGAATCCACGCAAGCAGCAGTTCAAGCAGCTGGTCAAGCGCTTAAAAGTACTCCTCAACCTGCACAAGGTTTAAATACACAAATAGCTAATACATTTGCTACACAAAAAGATAAAGAAATAGAAGTTTCTACTGCTGCTGCACAAAACGTAGGAAGAAAAGATGGACTCACTAGCGGTCCAAGTGTTTTAAAATCTGCTTTAGACCCTTACAAAGGACTTTATACGGTGAAAAAGACTGGGTTTACTTATACATTTCCTTATTTGGCAAGTAAAAGTATGGTAAGCGTGAGTAACACTTGGGGAGACCCGGGAACAGAAGTTGCTACCGGTTTGGGCAGCGCTTTAGGTGGAGCAAGTAGTATACTTGATACATTTGGCTCTGGCGGACAAGCAGAACCAACTAAAGGTAAAGGTATTTTAAATTTTATACGACGCGCGACCGGTGGTGGTCAAATAGTAGGTGGTTTAGCTCGAGCAGGAGCTGCTTCTGGAGGTGGAGCCACTGGGCCTAATGCAGAAGAAAAACCTAAAGCGTTTAAAGGTACAGATGCAGTAGATACCATTAGTATTACATTTTATTTGTATAATACCTTTGATAGTGATATTAGAAGCATACAAAGAAATTGGGATTTATGCTTTTTGCTAACCTATCAAAATTTACCTAATCGGTTAGCAAAAAACTTACTTCACCCACCGTGTTTATACGAAATCGAAGTGCCTGGTTACAAAAGAATACCGCTGGCCACACTTTCAAAAATTGATATTTCTAATATAGGTAATGTACGTATAGTAGATTTTGAAACTGGTAATGTGGTAGGTGGTATACAGAATTCGAATTGTAAGGTTATACCAGAAGCTTATAAAATAGATCTTGAATTTGCAAGTGTACTTAAAAACACTCGTAATACATTTCTTTATACTGCAGTACCAGAATCATCTATTAATGTAACTGTTGAACAACCGACCACGTAAAGAAATGGCTAACTTAAATCCACAGTCCCAAAATAATATTACTAGCTTACCTACACTGGAAAGTTTTCGTTATGAAAATATATTTAACGTGTATCAAAATAACGCTGATCAATACTATTATAATATTCTAGCTAAAGTAAATTTTCCTAGTAACATAGAAGAAGCCTATTATGATACTTTTGTAGTGCAAACTGACTATCAATCATGGACAAATATTTCATATCAAATATACGGCACTATACTTCTTTGGTGGTTGTTATGCTCTGTAAATAACATTCAAAATCCGGTATTTTTTCCTAAAGCTGGTACAACTTTAAAGTTTCTTAAACCAGCATATGCCCGAGCAGTAATCGCACAAATAACTAACACTTAATTAATGGCACTTAGTGAATCACTAACACAAACCACTAAAATACGTTTAAATAATCAAACGTATGAGTTTGGTATGGCTTTGTACAATCCGCAAGATAACGGTATTGTATTTCCTTTTAATACTGCAGCTTTAGTTTCTTTATCTATTGAAGAGGATTCTCGTGAATGGTTTAAGAGAGGTACTTTAGTTGTTAATAATAATGAAAATATAATAGAACGTAGACCTAATGAGCGCAGTAATCCTGCAGCAAATTATAAATTTCGTAACGACGGTAGAGATATATTAGTAATAAACATTAAACCAATTATTGACACTGAGGATACATTAGATACAGAACCTTTTCCTTCTGAAGGCTGGGAATTAAGATATTTGTTTTCCGTGTACGATACAGAAGACATACCAGGAAATTCTCCTGCAGATAAAATATTAAAAATGTATTTTTGGGAGCTTGATTATCAGTTGTTCGTTGAAAGTACAACTAGTAATTGGGATACTAATAGAGTTTTATACGATCTTTACCCTAATCTAAATGGACGTTCAAGTGTACTATCTGATGAACAACGTAAAGTACCAACTGGTCTAGCGTTACGAGGATTAATAAAACATATACTAGATAAAAAAAGCGATACACAGCGATTTAGCGATCTCTGGGATCCAGGTTCAAGTAAAATATTTTATACCCCACCTACTAATAATAATTCAATTGACGATTTAGAATATTTATTTCATAGACATGTAGCGAGTAAAACGTATGGGCAGATAGATGGAGACGTGCCTTTACTTTATAGAACCCGTTACAATAAAGACTGGGTTCTTACCTCTTTAGCAAGCGAGCTTTCATTTGCTGTTGATAATGACACTTCTGCAGGTCCTTTACAGCTTGAACAGTTTTATATATCTTCAACAACTGATACCGGCGTTATAATACCTTCTTTACCGAAAACTCCTCAAACTAATAGAAGTACCCGTAATCTTAATTTAGGGTATTTAAGTGATATTAATAATTTTCGATTTGTAGATATGGCCGCCATGGATAATGCTTTTACTCTTATTAGCCTACCTTGCGCGAGTAATAGTATAAAAAATAAAACTTTTAATGTAGATGTGGAAGATACTAATATAGAAAACGTAAAAGAGTATTTTCAAAATAACTATGTAAAGAGATTTCTTAATAATAAAAATCCTACTGCTTTAATATCTCTTAACAAAAGTAAAACACAAAATTTTAACTATAAACAGCCTTACTCATATGGATCATCAAAAATAGATAGATTCCCGGATGCGAGAAATGCTATTCTTAAGTCAGGTTTTTTCCTCAATCAATGTTTAAACTTTACTGTACCGGGTAGTACGATACGTAAATCAAATGTGTTTATTGGTTTAGACCGTAGAACAGGCGCAGTAGATGCAGATTTCGATGAAAAATTACTTGGGCAATGGTATGTAATAAAAGTTGTTCATAATTTTACTCAAGGGGGTTACAATAACACCTTTACTTGTGTTAAGCCTCATGCAGATAGAGATATACGTATTAAAGATGATGTGGTGTAACACTATCTTACGGGTAAGTATATATAATGGCTGAAGTTGTCCAAACGTTTGATTTGTATAATACCACGTTTTACTGGAACGGGTATTCTATACCTGGTTTTACAACACAGCTTAATGTAGCGCGATCTTATTATATTTCCCAGTTTAGTTCTAACCCTATAGGGTCTCAAATAGATTTTTTTGGTAATTTAGCCGGAGTTTCAGCTCGTAATCCTGCTTTTACCTTAAGCGCTACTATTGACAGTCTACCTTACCTTTGGGGCAAGTATTGGTGGGAAGAAGCAATGTATTATAGTAATTCAGTTGTACTAAGTGCTATAACGATTTTATATCCGAGTTACTATCAAACTTTATCTGAATCCATTGGTACTCTTTATTATTTAACTCGTTTTAACAACCTTAAAAATCAGCAAACTGTTCCATATAGTAAAGTAATTACTCCCCTGTTAACCCCGGGTATATCCGATTCTATTAATAGTTTTTACTCTATAGCTAACAATTTATTCGTTGCAAATATATCTGCTATAGGACCTACAGGTACAGATGTAAGTCCAAATAATAGTAATCTAATAATGGCAGATACGGATTTAACACGTAGAATTACATCTAACTTAAGTTTAACCGCGACAATAAATAGTTTATATCCAAATGTATATAGCTTTTTATCCTATAATAATACAGTTATTGGTAATTTAATAACCCCTTATAATTGGTCTTATACTATGGTTTACGAAGATGATCAATTTACCGGTACTTCTAGAACTATAACTGTCGATCAAACTAACACAACGATTTCAACTCAAACCCAATTACCTGTTAGTGCGTTAAAAGTATAATGAAAACTTACCCGTCAATTTATCTTGGTATAGTAGTACAAAATAATGACCCTGAATATAGAGGACGAGTAAAAGTATGGGTACCTCACGTCAATGCAGGTGTTTATAATAAATGGGCTGAGTTAAAACAAGATCGTAGTTTTAAGTTTCCAGGTAAAAATATAAACTCTGATTTAGAGTTAATTATTAATGAATTAAAAGACGAGCTTCCATGGGCTGAGCTCTGTTCCCCTGTAGTAGGAGAAAGTGCGACTGGTACATATAATGCAAACAGCGCGCAAGCCACTACTTCCGATGCTGCTTACCCGTATAGTTTATCTGGGAGCAATTTCTCCGTTAACTACCCTCAATATAACCTCAATAGCGAGCAAATGGGTGAAAAGCCTGGCTTTGTATATGAAAAATACAGCACTAAATTAACTGATGCGTTTACTGATACTGCTGTTAATAAAAACTCTAAAGTTAATCCAAATGGAGCTCAGTACCGCCCTGCAACTTATTCCAATGCTGCTAAAGGGGTGTTTGCTGTACCTAATGTAGGAGCTCACGTTTGGGTATTTTTTAGAGACAGTATACCGTTGTACCCGGTATATATGGGAGCTTCATTCGGGCAAAGTGATTTTGAGAGTATATTTAAAGATAATAATAACACCTATCAAGATTACCCGCAAACATTTGAAAGTGCAGGAAAAAATGTAAGACAGACGGAAGATCTTAATACTGCTACCTATAGAAATAAAATGGTAGTTAATCAAAGAGGCGCAGCAATAGAAATAGTTAATACCACTGATCGGGAGAGTTATAAAGTTACTCACTTTCAAGGTGGGTTCTTTGAAATGAACAATAAGTTCAATTCATTATTTAACCCTAAAAATTTTCAGCTACTTACGTTAAGAGATAAGTTTGAAACTGTAAGAGGTCATAGTAACTTGTTTATAGATAGAGATTTGGATAAAACCGTGCAAGGAAATTATTTAATTAAAATAGGTAATTTAAATAAAACTGCGCTTGACGCATGGGTTAGTGCATATACTGCAATTGCGGACTTACTTGCCTTACCGGAAGGTTCTGCAAATAAAAATAATTTAACATCGGTAGTACAGCAACAAGCAGAAGCATTAGCAGAAGCTGAAGCTGCATTAGGTATGGGCGGAAATTACGTTGAAACTGTAACTAAACACAAATTTTTAAATGTAGGTCTTACGTTCAATACATTTGCGAGTATTCGTTATAACTTAACAAATAAAACAGTTACTCAGTATAGAGATGTTATAAGTTCTGGTACTCAATTAGTAACTACAACTATACCTGCTATTGAATACACGCACATCGATGATATGCCTGGTGGTAACTATAATTTAAGTGTAGGTAATAGATACTCTTTACTAGTTGGTTCGGGTGGTATAGATGTAAAGACAACTGGCCCGGTTAATCTCGGTGGTAGTATAATGGCAATTGCGGGTAAACAAATGAATTTAGCTGCTACAGACGATTTTAACATCGATGGCGGTACTAATCTTTCAGTTATTGCTGACTTAATCACTATTAGAAGTCGTAACCGCAATCAAACCGTAGTAGATGATAATTTAGGTATTAGTAAAAACGTTGTTGTAGGGGGTGGTTCTTATACTAATGGTGAGTTGTTTTTACAGCACGTAACCGCGCCAGTAGAGTTTCAAGTTACAGAATCTACTACTATACAAGATACCGGTTATACTATTTCCGGAGCTACTATTACTAAATCCGGCGGCGGTATTATTAGTAGTGGAGATACTGTTTCTATAACCGGAGGCACACTCACTATCAATCAACCTCATACTCACTATTTTAAGAATTTACCACTTACTTTAGTTACTAACAATGCAGCTGTACGTACTGCAGCTGCGGCAGTCGTTAACGGAGGCTCTGCTGCTGCTACTGCTACTGCAGTAGCTGATCACTACAATACTGCCGGTGGCAACAAAAACAGCAATCCTAATGGCCCTATTAACGGTATACCTGGATAATAGTTGAAAGTTGTTTAAGTTCTTCTATAATATTTTTATGGAAGAAACTATTTTTATCCAAATTGCGGCATACAGAGACCCGGAGTTAATTCCTACTGTTAAGGACTGTATTGCAAAAGCCGACAAGCCTGAACGTCTTCATTTTTGTATAGGCTGGCAATATGCAGATGGAGAAAATATCGACGCACTTCGTGGTATACCTAATTTAAAGATTATAGAAATACCCTATAAAGAAACTAAAGGGGCATGTTGGATAAGACGTAAAATACAAGACCAATATAAAGATCAAACCTATACCTTACAGTTAGATTCCCACCATCGTTTTATACAGGGTTGGGATACAGCAGCTATTAAAATGCTTAATGATCTTAAAGTAATTGGTTATAAGAAACCTTTACTAACTGCTTATCTTCCGAGTTATGAACCTGCTAATGACCCGATAGGTCGAGTACAAGATTTATGGCAAATAAATTATGATCGTTTCCTACCTGAAGGTCCTATTTTCTTGCGACCTTCTACTATTAAGAATTGGCAAAATTGTATGGTACCAATTCCAACAAGAGGTCTATCGGGTCATTTTATTTTTACTTTGGGACAGTGGTGTAAAGAGGTACCATACGATCCTGAACTTTATTTCCATGGAGAGGAGATTTCCCTTGCGGTGCGTTCATACACACATGGTTACGATCTTTTTCACCCTCATAAGCATTTAGTTTGGCATCAATATACTCGTTCAGGGGCAAGAAAGCATTGGGATGATAATACTAATTGGAATGAACTTAATTCCATCAGTTATAAACGTGTAAAGATTTTATTCGGTATCGATGGAGAGGATCAAAAGCAAATTAATTTTAAAGAGTGCGGATTAGGTAAAGAGCGCACTCTACAAGATTTCGAACGCTATGCTGGGGTAGATTTTAAGAGACGTCGGTTTCATAAAGATGTTATTAATGAAACACCACCACCTATAAAGTTTGTTAGTGAAGAAGCTTTTCAAAAAGAACTAGTAACAAGATTCAAGTATTGTATTGATGTATATCGTCCTGAATTACCCGAAGGAGATTATGATTTCTGGTGTATAGTGTTTAAGGACGAGCAAAATAAAGATATGTACCGGAAAGACGCAGATGAGAATGAGATAAAAACTATTATTGCAACACTTCCAGATGATAAATTCATTCATATTTGGAGAGAATTTGATACTGACAGTAAACCTTATAAATGGACTATATGGCCACACAGCAAATCAAAAGGCTGGAACACAAAAATTCTAGAAAACGTAATAAAATATCAATGAAAAATAAAATCTTTGTACATCTACCTGCTTATAGAGAACCGGAATTGGTTCCCACGATTAAGGATTGCTTAGCACAGGCTAAGCATCCGGAAAGAATAGTATTTGGTATCTGTTGTCAATATAACCCCGACGATAAGTTTGATAATATTGATGAATTTCGTGGTAACAAACAATTTAAGATAGATGAGATTCTTTACACTAAAGCAAAAGGTTTGCCTTACGCACGTCAAAGAATTAATGATATGATTACGGATGAAACGTATGTGCTTCAACTTGATTCACATCACCGTTTTACTAAGGACTGGGACGAGACGCTTGAACAAATGCATCTTGGTTTAGAAAAGAGAGGATTTAACCCTATTCTTACCGGTTATTTACCATACTATAACCCTAAGACTGACCCGGTTGGTCGTTGTATGGAACCATGGCAACAACAGTTTGCTTGTTTTTATCCGCATGGTACTATTTTTATTAGACCTGGTTTGCTTTCTGGTTATCAAACTATGACGGAACCAGCACGATCCCGGTTTATCTCTGGTCACTTTGCATTTGCACGCACTCAGTGGGCTAAAGACGTTAAACACGATCCAAACATTTATTTCAGCGGAGAAGAGCTTAATTTAACTGTACGGTCCTTTACACATGGCTATGATTTGTTCCATCCACATAAGTTAGTTATATGGCATGCTACTATGCGGGAAGAGCGTAGTGGTATTCTTTTATGGGACGACCAATCAAAGCGTGGTGAAGACTGGTACGGTTACCAACAAACTGCATGGAAGCGTATTCGCAATTTAATCAGAACGCAAAAAGACGACGATGTGGATCTTACTGGTTACGATTTAGGTACAGTTCGTACCTTAAGAGATTTTGAAAAGTATGCAGGCTTTCACTTTAAACGTAAAGCTGTACAACAATATACATTAGATAATAAGTACCCGCCTAATCCATTAATTGTAAATGATGAGGAATGGGAAAGCTCTTTTGCGGTTTCGTTTTACCATTGTGTGAGATTTGATAAGTCAGTTTTTAAGCACAACGATTATGATTTTTGGGTATTCGCATTTGATGATGAAAAAGGAAATGCAATTTTCCGGGAAGATATACAAGCAGCTACTATTGCAGAAATGCAGCGGAGTTCTAATAATCATATAAGCATTGAAAAATTCTTTCTTACAGATAAAAAGCCTGCAAAGTGGGTAATATGGGCTCACAGTAAGAGTCAGGGTTGGGCAGAAAGAATAGAGGAAAAAATTTCATGATAAAAGAACTACAACTCAGTGCTAATAATTTTAAAGTAACTACACACTACTGGAATCATGATGTATTAACGCATGAAGAGAACAGTATCCGTAATTATCCTGCACCATGGATACGCAAAACTATCGAATTTCTTAAGTTGATTGGAGGTAAAACTGTAGTTGAGATTGGATCCACTCGAATGGAACTCACTCAACGCTGTATTGCTTATCATGATAGTAGCTACAATTTGCTGTCCAAAGACGCACCCCCTTGCTGTCAAGATGGTCATTCAACACATTTTTGGGTACGTGAAGGTTTCGAGGTACACACGGTAGATATCGACCCAAGATGTAAGGAAATTTTACTTTCCCAATATGAGCATCACATTAAGCAACCGGTTCCCTCCAATCTACATATTCACGTACCACAGGATGGTATTTCTTTTTTACAAAACTTTCCTGGTAAAATTGATTTATTGTATTTAGATGGCTGGGATAAAGGTACGCATGAATATGCTGAAAACCATCTGAGAGCGTACATTGCTGCAAAAGATAAGCTAGCTCCTAGACATTTAGTTTCCATTGATGATACAGATTTTAACACGGAGAGTGCTGGTAAAGATAAAATCTTAACTCCGCATTTAATTAACGAAGGCTATACTCGTTTGCTTTGTGGTCGTCAGACGGTATTTTATAAAGAGCAGTAAAAGTTTTTTTAGCGAAAAAATGTTAGTTAACAAACCAGCTAACGCTCATACGGTATGGTAAATAATAAAGCCTTAATAGTTTTTACTGCGATTGGTCCTACGTTTCGTAAGAGAGTAATAGATAATATACAAAATCACACTGCATTAAAATATTTTGATACACTCGTACTCACTGACATTGTGGATGATTTTGATGAGGTAAAGAGATACAATTTATTTGTTAGAGATATTAACACTCTAAGGGATGATTGGTCTAAAACTCACGAGGTATTACCCACTCCAACTAAAGACGTGGTAGCATATGCAAATGAAATGAGAGTTACATCTCGACGTTACCCCTATTCCATACAGAGATATAGTTTTAATTTAGAAAATATTGAAAACTACAAAGGGGTGTTACTGCTTGATTGTGATATACATGTTAAATATGATGATACAACTATAACTAAGTTTTATAACTATTTAGATAATATAAAGATTAATACAGTTACCGGTCACAATGTGTATGATTATACCGGTAATGATAACATTAAAAACGCTGTAGTAAAGTATAGTAAGTTATTAAACTTACCGGTTTCTAATTTAGACGACGGTTATTTGCTTAATGATGGCCCAGTAAGAATTTATAAGTTTGTTAACAAACAAAGTATACAGCAATTTCTTAACGTATATAGTTTTATAATTAAGGACGCTTTTGAAAGAGTAGATTTGCATTTAACTTCTGGAAGTTGGAACATTCTAGCCGAGCCAGTGCTTGCTATTATCTATAAGCTTTTGAATATAAAAGTAGTTGGTAGGAGTTTTGACTATGGTTGTGATAACAGTATACTAACTTGTAGGACTTTTCCTGAGGATAGATTTTGGAATAGTTTTCCAGGTTGGGAATTTAATTTAACAGCAAATTCAAAGGAAGGGTTTGTTAAGCTAAACTATACACTTCTTAAAAATTTTTACGAAAAACATAACCATCTCGTTGAGTGGCCATATTAATAATCCGATTTAAATAAATTTATGCCTCAAGTGATTTTAACCCTTACCACGATACCGACTCGTTTGCAGGATACTAATGAGTATGGTCTTAAGTCTTGTATAGATTCTTTACTGAATCAAACGTATGAAAACTACGAAATACATTTTAACATTCCTCACGTAAACAAAACCACACAAGCGCCTTATAATATACCAGATTGGCTTAATGATATAGCCTCAAAAAATCCACGTTTAAAGCTATTTCGCGTAGATGATCTAGGGTCTATTACAAAAATTGTTCCCACGTTGTTACGAGTGGAAGATCCGGATGCTATTATTATTACCGTTGACGATGACCTTGTATATAATACTGAAATGGTGAAGGAGCAAGTTGCAAATCAATACAAGTTTCCTGGTTGTGCAATTGGATATGATGGTTTGGGGATTGTTAACCCACCGGTTTTTAATGATGTTAGAGATCATTATGTAGTATCGGTTAACGGAAACTACCCAGTTAAAGTACTACAAGCTTACAAGACCATTTCATACCGTAGGCATTACTTTCAACAAGACTACTTTACAGATTTTGTAGGTAAGTCATGGAACGACGATTTGCTTAATTCGTCTTATCTTGCATCAAAAAATATTAAAAGAATAGTTACGTTTCACTCTTCAGATCCAGTTTTAAAAACACTAGAAGAATGGCAAGCATTAGGCGGGGTACAAACCTTTCCAGTACTCAAACACACCCATCACGATTCTCTTGAAGGTTGCAATATTATGAGGCAAAATAAAGTAGACGATAACGGATCCATTTTTTATAAACATATTGAAAGTCAAAAATACTAATAATGAATAAGGAATTAACAATAGTAACCGGTCTTTGGAACATTAACCGTCCGGGCCGCGACTTTAATCATTATATTGAGAATTTTAACAAGTTTCTTGATATAGATGCTAACCTTTTCGTTTATGTACCGAAATCGTTAGAGCATTTAGTTTGGGCTAAACGCAAAAGAGAGAACACTTTTGTAAAAGTCTATGAACTTGAAGATGTAAAGCGTCTCTATAGTCCGTTTTGGGATAAAACTCAAAAAATAAGAACAGATCCAAATTGGTTTAATCAAACCGGTCCTGGTGGTTGGTTATCTAGTAGCCCTCAAGCTGTGTGTGAATGGTATAACCCAATTGTCATGAGCAAAATGTTTATGCTTCATGATGTTACTATTTGGGATCCTTTTGCATCAAAATACTTTATTTGGTTAGACGCAGGTATAACAAATACTGTATATGAAAAATACTTTACAGAGAATAAAGTGCTTGACAACATTAATTCATTATTGGATCCGTTTTTATTTCTCTGTTATCCTTACCATACAAATACTGAAATACATGGGTTTAAAAAAGACGCAATAGATAAGTTTGCCCAAGCAAATGTACAACTAGTTGGTCGTGGAGGATTATTCGGCGGTACAAAGCAAGCTATACACGAGGCTAATGGTTTGTATTACACCCTTGTAGATCGTAGTCTATCAGAAGGGTACATGGGCACGGAAGAAAGTATTTTCTCTGTTATGACCTATCTGTATCCTGAAACATACAGGCGGTACATGTTAGATGAAAACGGCCTTATTGTTAAATTTGTACAAGAACTTGCTAATAAAAAACCTGCACTAGAGCCGATACCGGAGGAAAGAGTTACTAATAGACATATAAATCTTGACTTAACTAATATTAAGACAGCAATTTATATTCTTACATTTAATTTCCCTCAGCAATTACGAGTACTCTTAAAAAGTCTAGAAAAACATCCGGAGTGGCTTAAGAGAACAGATAAGATTCTTATTGATAACTCTACCGATCTTACTGCAAAAGAACAAAACCAAAAGATTGCACAAGAGTATGGGTTTGTACATTACAAGCACTTCAATAACGTCGGTATTTGTGGTGGTAGACAATATGCTGCTGAACATTTTGATACTACTAATAACGATTTTTACATATTTTTTGAAGACGATATGTGCCTACATGAACCTGGTACCAGTACCTGCCGTAATGGTTTTCGGTTCTATGTTCCTGATCTTTTTGATAAACTACAAAAGATTATGCTTAAAGAAAAGTTTGATTTCCTTAAGCTATCTTTTACAGAGGTGTACATGGACAACCATATGCAGTGTTCATGGTATAACGTGCCTCAGCAAGTTCGTACCCAAATTTGGCCAAATTACGATAAACTACCAACCAGCGGTTTAGATCCTAATGTGCCTCGTACCCAATTTAACAAAATTGATGTATTTGAAGGATTAGCTTATATCGAGGGGGATGTATATTATGCAAATTGGCCGTTAATTACTAGTAAAGAAGGCAATCGTAAGATGTTCCTTAATACTAAATGGGCTCATCCTTATGAACAGACCTGGATGTCTCATATGTTCCAAGAGACTCGTAAAGGTAATATGAGAACGGCAGTACTCTTAGCTTCGCCTATTAATCATAACAGAATAGTGTGGTATAAGCCACACGAAAGAAGAGAAAACTAATAAAAAAGCCTCACTTTCGTGAGGCTTTTCTTTTTTACGTTACGATTTAGGTAACACGTTATCAGTTGTAACAACGTAAACTGATTCTTTAGTCTTAAGCTTAATATTATAAGGCTTAAAGAACTTAGTCGGTACTCCCTCGATAGCTTGACCGATAGAATTCACCGGATACTTGCGACCTTTCTTAGATGCATTGAAATTATATGCAGCCTTCTTAATACCTTCAACAACACTTCGACAATCTTCCTCTTCTGGTACCTGAAGAACCCAACCAACGAGATCCTTGTTAATAACTCCTGCTGAATCAGAAACAAGAATAACATACTGCATCTTTGGCTTCGGGGCACCTTCTTCTCCATCCGGTTCCCCAGAAGTATTATCTTCCAGTTCCGGGTCTGCTTGCTTAGCGGTGTCTACCGCGACTGTAGAATCACTCAAAAGGGTAAGAACCTTTTCAATTGCGTTCTCATCCTTGACAACCTTTTCGAGAGCTTGACGAACAGCCTCAATTTGAACGTATTCTTCTTTACTCATAATTTATTGTACAATGTTATACTTTACTTTAGAAATATCAAGTGCAGAAAGATCTTTTCCACCTGCATAACTAATAGCGCTTTGCAAGTCTTGCTGAATCTCTTCTACCTTCTCTTCAATAGACATAGTCGGGTTGAGATGTGTGTGGAATCCCTCAACGTTCTTGTTATATCCCTTGTTATGAGCTGAAGCACTACCGTAATACTCCTTCTTACCGTCAATGATAACCGCGGGAGAATCCGTGCATGCAGCAAACATGCCCCCCACCATTACCAAACTAGCACCAGCTACAAGCGCTTTAGCAATATCTCCGTTTTCCCGAATGCCTCCATCTGCAACAATCGGAACCTTAGCAACAGCTGCGCATTCCTTAACTGCTGTAAACATAGGTACATGGAAACCAGTCTTGTTCTTAGTAGAACATACCTGACCTGGTCCAATACCTACCTTAATAAGATCAGCACCCCAAGCCTGCAGGTCTTCTACAGCTTCTGGTGTAGTTACGTTACCAGCCATAATAATTGGGCATGCATAGTTAAACAAAGTCTTGATAATGCCAATCATTTGCTTAACTGATTCAGCGTGGCCGTGAGCAATATCAATACAAATCAAGTGAGGCCGTTTATCAGATGAAAGTTGCTTAGAAACCCGCTCCATTTCCAGTAGATCATTGTTGTTTACTCCAACACTGATTGCACGCCAACTTGAGCTAGTCTTGGAAAGAAAAGAAACAGTATCAACATTGAACCGGTGCATAATTGGCATTAAACCAAGTTCAGAATACTTTTCATACGTTCTCGCATCTACTACCGACTTCATATTAGCAGGTATAATCGGTAGCTTGAAAGTCTTCAAATCAGGTATAGTAACTTTAATTTGCTTAAACAAATCCTCAGCAGTAGTTACATCTTTTTCTCCTAAATTAAGAGTGTAGGAAGTACTAACTTCTTGTCTACTACGTACTACACATTTGTTGGGTACCAAATAAATA